CTTGGTATAGGTATTAACGAGGCATATGCGTATTGTAGTATGTCTCGCAATACGAAACTTGTACAGAGAATAAATGAGTGTGATGCTAGAAAAGATACCAGGCATATGGATAAGATGTTAAATGCCTGCAGTAATATATTGAATCATACTGTTTTTGTGTCTGATTGGATGAAGAATTATCATGTGGATTTGGGGTGGAGGTGTAAAGATAATTCTGTCATTTACAATGGTGCAGATCTGGACATTTTTAAGCCAAGAGATAAGATAAATAATGGAAAAGTAAATATTGTTACTCACCATTGGTCAAATAATTTTATGAAAGGTTTTGATTTTTACAATAAGCTGGATGATTTTGTTGGTAATAATGATGATTTTACCTTTACATACATTGGAAGAGACATAGGATCTTTTAAAAACACCAAAGTAGTCAAGCCACTTTTCGGAGCAGCATTGGGTGAGGAACTAGGAAAATACGACGTTTACATCAGTGCATCCAGGTATGATCCAGGGCCTAACCACATACTTGAAAGTTTAGCTTGTAAAATCCCAACTTATGTTTACTCTGAAGGTGGCGGCTGTATTGAGTTCGCAGGAGAAGACATGGTTTACGACACCTTTGAGGAGCTTAAAGATATCCTGCTTTCAAAGAGCTATAAGCAGAATCTCATGTATCCTACTGATTGGGAGACATGCTTAAAAGAATATTATAATTTATTTGAGGAGATGACAAATGGCAGGCCCTAAACTTGGAGCACTTATCACCGCCAGCGGCGGTATTGGTTCGCATTTTGTCTTACATAAGATGCATGGACATCCGAACATCATGGTTTTGAATGAGAGTTCTTTTACAACAGACACCACACTGGTTAGCAATGGTACAACTAAGGGGGATCTAAAGAATTGTTTAGCTTCAAGTAACTTTCTTAGCATAGCAGACAGTCTAGAAGAAGAGCAGCTGTTTCCAAAAAAGAAACTTGATAAGGAAATTGATTGGATCATACTCAACAAGCCACCACTAAAAAGGATTAACTATCAAAGAGCCTTTAATCCATATATCCCTGTTAATTATATTTTTAGAAATCCTGTTTCTTTCTACTATACTTGGCTAAACAAATGGAGAGACTACGGAAATAAAAGGTATGGCAGAAACATATCAAATGATGCAGTGTTTGAATGGTTTAAAAATACTTTTATGACATCTTTGTTTGAATTATCTCAGAACTTTGATGAACAGAGAGACAATATTGTAAGTTTTGAACACTTTTTTAACGATGTTGACTTGGAGATTGAAAGAATTTTTACAACGCTTGGTGTTCCTGTTTTGAAATCTGAAAATCTTGCAGTGCTAGATTATTGTAGGCATTGCGGTAGAAAAGATATAGAGATAAAGAAAGTTCCAATTCGTGGTGATCGTGTTGAGGACGTTCTTTATTGTCCAGATCATGGACCAATATTAGGCCCTGGTGAACACAACTATATTAGGAAGGAAAATGGTTCATTCATAAACAAATGGAAGTCAAAACCAGACTGTGAGCAGGTCTGTGATCAATTTGCTGAATTGTTTGGCGATGATTTGATTCAATATTATCACGATGAAAAATATCTTGTTGACAAGGACAGGGCCATATATGATGATCTTATTAGAGAGTTTATGGATAAATTAAAATTATGAGCGATGTAAATTTTATTTTAAGAGAAATGACTCATTTAAGATATTGGGCTCCACTAATAAAGGAAGCTAGATCCCGTAACTTAAAATCAACCTTGTACATGGCACGTAGTGATAAATATAACTGTCCTTATATCAGTAAAAATAAGCAAGAGTTGGAGTCTTTCTGTGAAGAGAATAAGGTAAATATCTTAAAAGCTAAACAGGCAGCAAACGCTACGGGGCTTTTGTTTGCCAGCGAGAATCGTTGGGGTATTGATATCTTAAAGACCGCAAAAAACGCAACAAAGGTTGTATGTACGTATCAAACTGACTTCGTAGAAAGTTATAATGTTTTTTATAAGGATGTTGCTGATTATGTTTTGATGCCCAGTAAGTTTTGCGCAGAATTCTATAGGTGCACCGATGCCAATAATTTGTATCTTGGTATTCCAAAGTATGATATTGATTTCACTAAAGATGATGTTTACAAAAAACATAACATACCAAAAGACGGCAAGAAGGCTTTAATCGTTTGGCCGAAGACTAGAGACTATGGACGCGTTGATGTTGGAAAGATTATGCAAATTCTTCACAATAAGGGTTATACGATGTTCATAAAGACAAGAGGTAAAGATCCACTAGCCCCCGAGACAATAAAACAAATCAAAAAAGCTGGTGATTTCTACTTTGAGGATTCAACTTGGTATCCACACACTACACAAGAATTACTAGAAGTTAGTGATGTTGTTGTGAACTTTGGTTCAACTACTGTTGAAGAATGTGTTATGCATGAGGTGCCTTTAATCAACTTTGATGTTAAGCCAAAGACTAGACATGGAAACACTAAAGAGTGGAGAGTTACTCACGATTATCTTTATGACTACGAATACTGCATTCAGATGAAGAGAGACTTCAAAGATAAAGAATTGGAGGTAGCTCTAGATTATCTTGCTGGCGCAAAAGATCTCTCAAAACAATTTAAAATCGCTAGACAGAATCACCTGTTTGATCACTCCAACTCTTCTAAAAAGATACTTGATTTTCTTTTGGGTGAAAAATTGTGAGCTACATATTTGATCTAGTTGAAAAAAATAAAGAATCTTTAAATAGTCTATATTATGACAAAAAGATGAGAACTAGGAACTTAAACCACTACGAAAAGGGTTCAATAAAAGCATGCGAGGCGCAAGCAATTTACTCTGTTATAGTAGACAAGGGTTATAAAAAACTCATTGACATTGGGACTGGACCTGGTTTTAGCTGCTTGTATATGGCACAGGCTCTTAAGACTTTAGGTTTTGGTTCTGATAATTGCAAAGTTTATTCATACGATATTATTCGTGGCAAGCTCATGAATGCTAAATCAAATCTTAAAAGATTTGGTTTGATGGAATATGTGAAGTTTTTTTGCGTAAATTCATCCAAGGGCTTAAAGATCCACGAAGATAACAGTGTTGATTTTGTTCTAATTGATGGAAATCATGGATACGACTCTGTGGTAAAAGATTTTAAGCAAGCTGAAAGGATTGTTAGGTCTGGCGGGTGTATAGCGTTTGATGATTGTTTTCCAAGGCCACCTGAAAATCCTGGCCCAAGGCAAATTGTTGACTCTTTAATAAGCGAAGGCAAGAACGTTGAGTTCGTTGGCGACGATATATTTGACTTGTTTTCATATCCATGTGATGGTAGAGAAGCAGCACGTTTACACAATAAATGGATTTCAAGAGAGCAATCTTTCTGTATTAAGGAAAAAGCTAACCCAAAAGAAGTTTTAGCCCTTTACTTTGTTGATTAATTGTGATACAATTCATTTATGATTATAGCTATTATACCTGCACGAGGTGGCTCTAAGAGGCTACCAAGAAAAAATATCTATCCCATTTGGGGAAAGCCACTTTTACATTGGTCAATAAAAGCCGCAAAAGATAGTAAGAAGATTGGTGCCATCTGGGTTACAACCGACGACCAAGAAATCGCCCAAGTTGCTAAAGAGTGTGGGGCAAATGTTTTCATGAGAGATCCCAAATTAGCCGACGACAAGACATACAAAATGGTAGCAATAAGAAACTGCTTCAATGCAGTTGAAATGACTGGTAGTGCTGTGGTATCTTTGCAAGCCAACTCTCCTGAGATAACTGGAGAAATACTGGATGATGCAATAGAAACTTTTTTTAAGTATGACAGAAATGAACTTATTAGTGTTGACAAGAATCTAATGATGAATGCCGCATTTAGAATAATGAGACCTTGGTATGTTAGCCAAAGAGAGCTTAGTACGAAGACTGGGGCTTATATTTGTGATGTGCATGACGTGCACACTCTTGAAGACATAAAGTTTATAGAGAGCAGAAGCAAGAGATGAACTTAAAAGATAAAAAGGTTTTAGTTATCGTAGCCCATCAGGACGACGAAACTATTGGATGTGGTGCTACACTTAGAAAGTGGAACTTACAAGGAGCAGAAATACATGTTTGCTTTATGACCAATGGCAACACTGGCGTTCAACAAGGCACAGACGGACAAAACATTGTTAAGACCAGAATGAAAGAAGCAATGCAGGCTGCCATTTTTATTGGCGCTACAAACCTACACAATCTAGGACTAGACTGTCAAAAAGTTGTAAACACAAAAAAAGTTTTTCATCAAGTAATCAAGAAAATAAGAGAAATCAAGCCGTATATTATTATCACTCACGATCAGATTTGTAAACATAGAGATCACAAAAGAACCTCACTAATTGTTGAGGAGGCAGCTTGGAAAGCAAATGAGGATATACTACAGGAACTTGGACCGATACATAGAACACAGCATGTTTGGTCTTGTGAGATTCTTGATCCCTTGCCACAGGTTGATTTTTGTGTTGACGTTTCTGATACTTGGGATGATAAATTGCTAGCTATGGATAAATATTTTTCTCAATTAGGAATTCTAAACGATATTGAGAACTACTTAGATGGCATATCAAAAGTTAGAGGATATTCTATTGGCACATCCAGAGCGGAAGCTTTCAGGAGGCTTGGGAAGGTACCTATAAAGTTATGAGTTATTTTGCAATTACATCAAATCACCCAAGACATGTAAAATTTTTAGAATCACTATATGAGCGTGTGGATTTGTCACTTGTTATTATCGTTGATAAGGGTCCAATATTACACGAGGAAGCAGATTATTTTCAGTCAGATCTTTCTTTGCTTTACAAAGACAATATTTTAAGGTGCGATAAAGAGCAGCTTCACTCTAGGTTTGTTTTGCAGACTATAGAAAAATTAAATCCTAATGTTGGTTTTGTATTCGGTGCTCCTTTACTAAAAGAAAGTTTATTTGGTATACCAAAGTTTGGATGTGTCAATATTCACACTGGATTAGTTGATCATTATCGTGGTGTTGACAGTACTTATTGGGCTATTAAGGATGCCCGTCTAGACTTGATTGGATCAACCCTTCATTACATTGACGACTCTATTGATGGAGGAGATGTTATTGGAATGAGAAAAGTTGTACCTACACATAATGACTCACCTGAAACTCTTTTTTACAAATCTTGTGAAGTTGGCTTTGATTTGTTAAAGAGCAATATGCATAGTATTATTAATAACAAAGTTGTGAAGTTTAAGCTTGACAAAACTGGTAAATTGTATCAAAATAAAGATATGAATGATGAAGTTATGAGCGAAATAAATAATAAGTTTCCTAAACTATTGGGAGAATATGTATGGAAATAATTGTAGATTTATGTAATCAGCATCATGGCTCTATTAACGAGCTTAAGAGGATGGCACTAGAAGCTACCCTTGCTGGTGCAGACGCCGTTAAAGTGCAGTTGATGGACTCTGAAAAACACTTTGGAGTTCAAGATAAGAAGTACAGAGATGTTACTAGATTGCAATGGTTTAGTTTAGTTGATTTTTGTGAGACGCATTCCATTAAGCTTATGGCAACACCTTTTGACTTTGAAAGGTTGGATTGGATTAGAGACGCAGGTATATCAACTTATAAGATTGCAAGTAGAACTGTCAAGGAAGATAAGAAGCTTTGTGATAAAATCTTGTCTTTGAACAAACCCACCATTGTATCAACAGGTGCTTGTGCTTTCGGAGAGTTTCCGTTTGGATTATCTGATCATATCAAGTATCTTTTTTGTGTTTCAAAGTATCCAACATATCTTGATGATGAGCAGTTAAAGTTAATGCCTGATAATTTCTCAAATAGTGGATACTGGGGATATAGTGATCACACGATTGGTATTGCTGCTCCAATTAAAGCATATTTGAATGGTGCTAATATTCTAGAGAAACACTATTCTTGTGATTTGTTTTCTCAATCCTCCAAGGAGCGAGGACACCTTGGTTCATTTGATTCAAAATCACTTAAACAGTTTAAGGATCTAACAAAGCAATTTTCAATTATGGAGTAATTATGAGCCCAGACGTTTCTATAATCATTACAAATTACAATTACGGAAAGTATATTTCTAGAGCAGTGAGAAGCTGCTTGAAACAATCTCACATCAATCATGAAGTTATTGTTGTTGACGATATGAGTACAGACGATTCATTAGATGTTCTAATTCCTTTTGAAAAAGATATAAGGATTTTCAGCACTGGTAAAAATGCTGGTGTTGCTGCTGCTGCGAACGTTGGAGTTAAAAATGCTAGGGGACAGTTTTTCATACGAGTAGATGCAGATGATTATGTTAATACCGATATGGCATATATCATGAAAACATATCTTGAAGCCAATCATGATGCTTTTTGTGTCTCTTGTGATTATCTTATGGTTGATAATTTTGAGAATACCTTAGAAAGAAAATATGCTGAAAAAGAAAATATATCTTGTGGTATAATGTATCGTAGAGATCTTTTCTTGCAAATGGGTGCTTATAATGATAAAATGAGACATCGTGAAGAAGAAGAACTTAGAAAAAGATTGGGACAAGAATATAAGATTCATCATTTAAGGATCCCATTTTATAGGTATAGAATGCACAACACAAACAAAACTAAAGAACCAGAGTATAAAACTTGGGAGATTTAATGGCTAAGAAAATTTTTATAACAGGGTGCGCTAAATCTGGTACAACTCTTTTGTTACGTATGTGTTTTGCATTTAAGGATACAGAAGTTTTGTATAGGCGTGGAGCAGAAGGTCACGAGTTGGATTTTCAAGAGTTTGTAGACTACGAACCAACACAAAAATTCACAATAGGCAAAAGACACCCTCCAGCTTTGTTAAGCACTATTCACAATAGAGACCTTGATCTGCAAGCTGGATCTGTAATCAAAAATGATATTAGAATAATTAACGTTGTCCGTGATGGTAGAGATGTTATACTTTCTGACGGAAATTACGTCAAGCCAGAGAGATGGATTGATTGTATTGAACAGAGGGATAAGGTAATGTTTGGCAATTTAATTGATTTAGAAATATCTTATGAAGATCTTGTTCGGAAGCCTGATGAAATTCAAGCACAAATTCAAGAGAAGTTCGGCATAGAGTCAGATAGTAAATTTTCTGATTACCCAGACTACGTTGAAGATTGGGTTTTTGATTGGAATGTTTCTGTTTTAGCTCGCGCAGGCAAAGGAAACGAAAAAGGTTATGGAAAAAGAAAAGTCAGTGACAAAGGTGTAGGTAAAGACCTGGAAGCTTATAAATCCATTTGCACATCAGAACAGTTGCCTGTGTTTGAGAAGCACTTGAAGAAATTGGGATACACATGAGAGCATTAGTTACAGGTCACGAGGGTTACATAGGTGGCAACTTTGTAAAGAAGTGGGAAGAAATGGGTCATGATTGGATTGGTTACGACATGAAGAGTAATCATGAATTTGATCTATCAAAATATGTAAAAGAAATTTATTTAAATCACAAAAATAAACCAATTGATGTTGTTGTTCATTTTGCTGCTATTCCAAGAGTTGCATTTAGTGTTGAGCAGCCTGCATATGTTATGAAAAATAATATTAACTCAACTACCAATGTTCTTAACTGGGCAAGAAGAAATAATATACCAGTAATATACAGTTCATCGTCCTCGGTGGTTGGTAATGGTAATGGGCCTGCCAGTCCATATGCTCTTTCAAAATATGTAGGTGAGTTAGAATCTTTGCTTTATAATCAGTTGTACGGTCTTAAAACTGTGGCTCTTAGATACTTTAATGTCTACTCTTATGATCAAGAAGCTGATAGTGAATATGCAACTGTGGTTTGCAACTGGAAAAAACATATCATGGAAAACAAGACACCGTTTATTACTGGCGACGGTGAGCAGCGAAGAGATATGACCCATGTTGATGATATTGTATCTGCCAATATTTTTTGTGCAGAGAATATTGATAAAGACGATCTCTGGGGTCACTGGTATGATATTGGCTCTGGAGAGAATATCAGTTTGAACGAATTAAAAGAAATTGTTCTTAAGCATTTCCCAGATCAGAAGTTTGACTATGTGGAGCCTCGTGCTGGCGATGTGATGTTTACAGAAGCTGATATTTCTAAGTTTAAATCTCACGGCTGGGATAGTAAAATAAGATTGCAGGAAGGTCTTAACGATGTTTTTGCAAGGCTTAAGGAGGAACTTAAATGAAGCTTGGGATTATTGGAAATGGATTTGTGGGCAATGCTATTGCTCATGCTTTCATACCATTTATGGAAGTAAAGATATATGACAAGGACCCAAATAAGTGTTCTGGAGAAGGCTTTACCCAGGGCCTCTGCGGAGTTGTAAATGATTCTGACGTTGTTTTTGTTTGCGTCCCAACACCAATGAGACAAGATGGTACGATTGACCTTTCAATTGTTGAGAGTGTTTTTGAAGATATAGAAACACTAAGAAAGCCTGAAGTTGAGTCACCCGTGTTTGTTCTTAAATCAACAGTAGTGCCAGGCACCACAAGGAAGCTTAAAGAAAAACACCCATCTCTTCCCATTGTTTTTAACCCAGAGTTTTTGACTGAGAGGCATGCAAGATTTGATTTTTTAAACCAGTCAAGGATTATTTTGGGTTTTGAGACTGATCTTGATGATGGAATGGATAATTTGACTGCTAATAAGGTAAGGGATCTCTACAACGCCAGATTTTCTGGAAGCAATTTCGTTATCACTAATTACGAAACAGCAGAAATGATTAAATATTTTAATAATTTGTTTTTTGTAGTGAAGGTGTCGTTTATGAACGAAATGAAACTTGTTGCAGATAAGTTGGGCACTATCAATTGGGATAAGGCTGTAAGAGGTTTTGTTTCAGATGGTCGTGTAGGTGACTCTCACATTAAGGTGCCAGGTCCCGATGGTAAGCCAGGTTTTGGCGGATCTTGTTTCCCAAAAGACATTAACGCATTTATAGCTTTTGCCGACTCTGTTGGGCTAGATTTATCAGTCCTTAAAGGAGCGTGGGCAACTAACTTAATAGTAAGACCAGAAAAAGACTGGGAAGATTTGAAAGGGAGAGCAATCTCAGATGACTAAAAGAGCGATGTTTATTGGTCGGTGGCAGCCATTTCATAATGGTCACAAGTGGTTAATTAATCAAAAACTATCAGAGGGGAAACCTATCTTGATCGCAGTTAGGGATATTCCACCAGATGAAAAAAATCCATTCACCACAGAGCAGACTGTAGAAATGATACAGAATGTTTATAGTGAACAGGATGTAGAAGTAGTTTGTATACCAGATATTGAAAGTGTAAATTACGGGCGTGGTGTTGGCTATGAGATCAACGAACATGTTCCACCTGAAAATATAGGGTTTATTTCTGCTACTGGCATAAGAAATAATATTAGAGAAAATAATAATTCATGGAGAGAGAACGTTGATTCTTCTATTCATGATTTAGTTGTAAAGTATTTAGGAGAGTAAAATGGCAGGTATTTTTGTACAGATGACAGGTATGAGCGGCGCAGGTAAGTCAACTATGACTTTTAAGGCGGCAGATGTACTTAGGGACATGGGTTATAATGTTGAGGTTATTGATGGTGACGAATACCGTGAGGGATTGTGTAGGGATTTAGGCTTTTCAAAGAACGACAGAAATACAAATATCCGTAGATTGTCTTTTGTTGGAAAGGTTTTGTCAAGAAATGACGTAATCTGCATTATGTCTGCAATCAATCCATATGACGATGTAAGAAAAGAAGTTAAACATAATAACAATCTCGCAAAAACGGTTTATGTAAAGTGTGACATTGACACACTTATCAATAGAGATCCAAAGGGCTTGTATGCACGCGCACTTTTGCCTAAAGATGATCCTAATCATATCCCTAATTTTACAGGAATATCAGATCCTTTTGAAGAACCAGATGATGCAGATTTAATTATTGATACAAGCGATATGAGTGTTGACGATTCAGTTGATGATCTTATTCGCTTCATACTAAGAAACACAGGAGATGTAAAATGAAACTTTCTAATCAGGCACTGGGCGCTGTAATGATGGCTTTGCAAAATAGTATTTTAAACGAAACAGATATTGTTCCAATTTTGAAATCTTTTAATTTTGTAGTTGGTGAGAATGAAGAATTGACTGTTTTAAATCCACCAACAGTTGATGTGCCAGATGGCTTTCTTGAAGAAAACACGAAAACTGTTGGTAGCGATTAGTGCCTATCTACACTTATAAGTGCACTAGTTGCGATCAAATTTTTGAGCATTTTCACTTGATGTCTGAATCTATTGATACTTGTCTTTTGTGTGGTGACAAAAACTGTATTGATAAAATTCCCTCTTTTTTGCTTGATTCAATTAAAAAGGAAGACATCAAGAAAGTTGGTGCTCTTGTAGAAAGCCACATTAAGCAAGTAAAAGAAGAATTGAAACAAGAAAAAAAACAATTAAGGAATAAACAGCTATGAGTTGGACACTTGTTTTGTTAATAGTTTCTTTAATTTTAAACTGTTTTTTAGCTTACTATTCAGTAAAAGTAGCTAGAAGATTATTAATTGCTAGTTCTAATATTGCGATGATGAAAGACTCTATAGCTTTATTTTTACAAAGTTTAGAAGATGTACATGAGTCTGAAATGTTTTATGGAGACCAGACATTACAATCCTTAATAGATCAATCAAAAGAACTAGTTTTAGACTTTCAACAGATGGAGGATATTTTCTCTATTGTTGAAGATAGCGAGGAAGGCAAGTTTGAGGAAGAGGAGACCGAGAACTAAAAATCATTATTTCACTAAGGATCATGAAAATGCAATTATAGCATATAATAATACTGATTGCCTTAATGAAAGAACACAGTTGTATGTTGAGTTTATTCAGCCAGCTTTTAGTGAGATGGTTGATAAAATAATATATACTTACAAGTTCACCAACCTACCAAATATAGATCCACTTAAAGAAGAATGCAAAGTATGGCTTACAACAGTTCTGGATAAATATAACCCAGATAAAGGCTCAAAGGCTTTTTCTTATTTTTCTGTGATTACTAAGCATTGGTTTATTCACAAGATTAAAAAGAATTCTAGTAAAACTAAAAAAGAGATAAGCTATGAGAATATGATTCAAGAATCAAATCATGAAAAGCTAATTGTAAATAAAAATTACTATATTGAGCAACGCGAACAGCAAGAATTTTGGTATTCCCTTATGAGCGAAATAAATAGATGGGACGGTCTCAATTTAAAAGACAACGAAAAGAAGGTTGTAGAGGCAATAAAGATACTGTTGAATAGCGCCGAAGATATTGAAATTTTTAATAAAAAAGCAGTATATCTCTATTTACGTGAACTTACGGGACTTAACACTAAGCAAGTAGTTAATAATCTTAACAAGTTGCGTGACAAATATCGTATTTTTAAAACTAAGTGGGATCGTGGCGACTATGATAGATTATAAATTTATCAAAAAACTATTTAATTTATATGAAAGATTTAAATGAATTTATAGAAAAGGCTATTGAGAATATAAAAGACGATAGAGCTGCAACTAAAACTCTTCTCACTACTCTCATGAAATACATGATGCATTCCGAAGATCGTCATGAAAAAGTTGGTATGGTTGCTGCAAAGTATGTTGAGACACTGCAAAGATCAAATGAACAGCTTGTTAAGCTTACTGCTATTTTACAAAAGCAGACCGCTGGAGATAACTCAATTACTGAAAAAGAAAAAGATGAGTTGTTTGATATTATACAAGCCTCGGAGGAAGAATAATGTCGGGTACGCTTTCTGAAGAAGACTTAAAAGAGCTGGCTAAACTTGCAAGTGCTGATTATGGCGTCCCTGGTCTTGGAAACGATTCACTCAGGGATGGTATCATAGTTGGCTCTACACCTGGTATAAGTTCACACGTAGACTTTTTTAACATGTCCCGCCAAGTTGCACACTTCGCTGCTACGGAGCATCGTCTAGATGATGGCTTTCGTGGTTTAAGGATGGCTAAAGTTTTGCACACTGAGATCAGAGAATTTGCCACCTGTCCTGATCAATTCATGATTAAAGAAATGTACATGGAATTACCTGAAGCAGACAGGCCAGCCATAGAAGATTTGGAGATACATTTGTTCTATGCCATTCCTTACGGGGGTGTTTCTTGCACAAATGTTCTTCCATCCTCACTGTTGGGTGTTCCTGGTGAAACAACTAGTGAGTCTTTTGATTATGAAAAAATTATAAATTATCCAAGATTTTATGCTTTAGGTAGTGATACTTTATTTGAAGGTGAAATAAATCCTGGTGATTATATTGAAGTAGAAATTAAAGATTATGTTGAATATTCTTTTGGGGTATTTAGAAGAAAGGCGGGTTCTGCTCCAATGATCACGGGTGGCGGCCCTGGCGGCGGCGGCGAAGCTGGCGGAGGCGGTGCTCCTGGAGAAGGTGTCCGTGCAGGCGCAGGAGTGTTTCAAGATTTTGGACCAGGGGGCAAGTTTGTTGATACGGGTGCCAAAATATCATATGAAATTGATAGTTATAGTCTTGACAATTCAGGAGGTTACGTTGGCTTGACATCTGGAAATGATTCTCTCTACACAGATCCCATACCCGATGCGATGGCTGCAACTAATGGTGCCTGTAATGGTAAAAGCAAATATGGAAAGCTTGAACAGAAATTTAGAGCAGACATAGCTCCTTATATGCACAAAGCTGTGAAAGAAATCAGAGAGCAAGGTGGGAGATATTATGGTGTTGGATCTTTTATGCAACCTGAGTGGAAAATATCTTGGGAGCATATGAGAACCAAGGGATGTATTAAAGGACTACATCATACGGGTAGAGCTTTTGACCTTCATACTGGTGCAGGTTGTATGTTAGACTATAAAGCATATCAATCACTTAAAAAAGCAGGCTTTAACGCAAATCTAACACCCGCATATCACTATTACATATCTCCAAATGGCCCAAGACGTTGGTCTGTTTACTTTTTATCAGAAGACCCAACAGTTCCAGACAAGACAATTTTAGCATTTTTTGCTCCTTGGGGCGGCGGAGGAGACATTTATTGTGAAAAAGTTACTGGTAGATTTGTTGATATGACAGCAATATTTGCAAAGCATGGATTTATTGTAATCAGGGCACACTCTGGATTGACTATACAGGATAATGTTGAAAAGGAGTGTATGGGTCCGAATGGCTCAGCCGCATTAAGCGAAGGTGGCAAAAAGAGCAGATTCACTACAAAGTGGTCTTCAGCATTTCAACATTTAGAATGGTGGCACTTTCAATTCACTGGAGATCTAGTTAAGCATAAGACACCGTATGGAGCGCAACTAACTGCTGTTTCAACTTTGGACTACATAAAAAAAAGATGGGGAACACCAGGACGCGTTGCATGGTGGTCAAGCGCTAGAAGACAGCGTTTAACTTGGGACTCTCCGAAAGCGACTTATCTATACGCATGGGGTTAGAATGGCATTAGCAAACGCACATATAAAGAATGTAAACTATGAGCACGTAGAAATTATTATTAGAGATGATTTCACTGGTGCCATAATAGGAAACAAAATATTTTTTGAAAAGCCCTCCGCTCTGTCCTTACAAACTGCCAGAGCGTGGGTAGAAGAGAGGTATTCTGCTGATAATATAACCATTACAACTGAAGGTTTTGAAAGCCCCTTGTCCTCAAAAGCAGTTAATGATGAGGGTATCGTAGTACAGAAGCCTGCACCATCAATGTCGCAACCTGAAACTTTTGAAGATTTTTTAAGCCAATATAGTGTCCCTACAAACACTGGAGAGGAGGTTGAGAGCGCGGTTGATTCTTATATGAGTTTTATGAGTGAACAAAATATGTCACTGCCACCCACAAACTCAGATGAGGCTAATTATATGTCTATGGAGCCAGAACAAGCCACAGGCATCTCAGATGATGAAAAAATACAAAGTCTACCAGAAGATGACCAAACAGACTTATTAAATGTAAAATCATTTCATGAAATATATGATAGATATTCCACAGATGGGGATAGCACCTCGCAGGTAGATGGTGAAGTTTCTGATGCTTACACTCCTGCACATCAGAGAGTTTTCAGAGATATGAATAACACTGATGGTCAGCTTGATAGAATTAATAAAAAAAGTGTTTATGATAATCCAAAAATTCCAAAAACTAGAAAACCAGCTATATCTCTAGCGGGATCAAACAAGGATGATAAAGCCAAAGTATCTAAATCAATTAACAGTAAACAGAGTTTAGAAAAAAAGGGCGTTGCGGGAGATGTTTTAGACGAGCCAGTCCCTGCATACAATCGTGCAAAATACGACAATATTATTCAAAATAAAAATAACGCTAGTATTGTTTTCACCAGAGATAGAAACACTAATTTATTATCTGGCTATGGTGGCAAGGGAAACACTGGTGCTGGCGCTATTGATATTGTTTGTGGTAGAATGGGAAATGACCCAAAAAAACTTAATGACAAAAACAAAGCAGTACAAGTAAATCCATTTTTTGTACCGACTGAAACTGACATGGGAACTTTTGTAGATTCTGCTAGGATTTACATTTCTCAAAAAGCAGATATTGATGATTATTTTAAATTGGTGGACGGAAGAGTCGGTAAAAGTGTGGAGAGATCAGCCATTTGCATCAAATCAGATGCTGTAAGACTAGTGGGAAATGAAGGTATTAAGCTTGTAACAAAGTCAGATCCAGTAAACTCAAAAGGTGGAAGAATTAAAAAAAACAGAGGTGTTGATATTATAGCTAACAATAATGACTCTAAGTTGCAGCCTATGGTTCTTGGTGATAATATGCAAAAATGTGTTGGAGAAATGGCAGAAATGATCAATAATTTAATTGGAGCTTTGCAAGCAACAATAAACAATGTTGCTCAACTTGATGTAGCATTGGCTAGTCATGTACACATATCGCCATTTTTTGGTGCTCCTACTTTACCATCCCCAAACGGTGCACCGATGTGTATAGCTTCATTGATTGAATTGGTTTCAGTTGAGAGTTTTTCAAGTGCTGCTCAAAAATGGAACGTAAATACATTTAAATGGAAATATTTAAAACAAGGTTCGCCTTTAACTATAAGAAGCAAATATAATAACGTAAACTAATATTATGATTAATGAAAAGCTTTTAAAATCTACAAAATTTAATTGTGCTTCTGGCATGTCAGGAGAACAGAAAACGATTGATTTTGAGTTGCCTCTCAATTCAGGCGACACTGGTCTTTCTGTCTTATGTTTAAAAAAGTTTTTCAATGCAGGAACAGGCACTACTTTTGACAAAAAATTAAAAAACAATTTATCAAAGTGGCAACTGCAAAATTTTAGACAAATTTGTTTAATAGCTGGATGGATTAACAGACAGTTTGTGGGTAGTGCCGAAGATGTACCAGAATTAGAATTTGAAATAGGAAGTTTGCAACCTGCCACTTTTGTTGCGATGAAAATCGCAGGAAGTGGTGCGATTAGCTTAAGTAATCTAAATGAACATTATGATGGCTACGCTGTTGTGGATGGAGATTATTTAATAAAAATATCAAACATGTTTGGCTTTTCTTTGCAAGAAGTTGTATCAGAAAACCCCCAGATAGAGGATATTAATCTGATAAGAGTTGGAGAAAAGATTAATATTCCAGATCATAAAATAGTAGTGGAAACTTACAATGAAATCAATTTCAATGAAGCTGTATCAAGAGCTTACGAAGAATTAGAAAACACAGAGGCTGAACAGCTAGCACTTTCGCCAGATAAAGACCTTTTAACAAATATTCCACTTTCTGATGCTGTAAATGAACCGTACAAAGATTCTGAATTTTACTATTCCATATGGGATTCTAAAATGACTAGATCTAATATTAAAAATGGCTTAGAACAATTTATAAAATCAAATTCTTCCAAAGCTCTTAAGATGGGGACAGTATCTTTATTTTCTTTTTACTCAAAAAAAACAACTTGGGAGATTGATCTTCGGACTAATTCTGGCAGCAAGTTTACTAATTTTTTGAAAAAGCAAGGTCGTCTTGAGGAAGGTGTTGATGTATACCAAGCAACTATAGAACCAATAGATCCCATTGAGGCGTTAGGTTTAAATGCAGGGGTTAATAGGGTTGACCTTTTATCGTTTCAAGATTTAACTGAAGGCGTAACTCCAGACTTCGCATCAATTGCTAAGGTTGTTATGCCAGAGCTTAAACCAAGATCAACTTTTAAATTTATTATTGCAGTAAGAGCAGAGCTTTTTGATGCCATACCAACAGAACACAAGACTGTATCTCAGCAAAAAAAAGCTGGTAGTGTTAGTAGTAATACGCCAGCTTGTTCAGATGAAGACCTCTTGACTATGACAGATAATTTTGATCTAGGTGATAATGATTTTGAAAATAGAAAAACTAGATTAAGAAGCATGAGGCAGTTGGCAAAATTAAAACAGCTAAATTCAAATGAACAAATAACACCCGACATACAAGAACAAATTGATCAAAGGGTCAGAGAGATTAACAAAGTAGAGCTAGCTGAGTTTAAAGAAAAGTTAGAAGACTTGCCTTTCGTTGTCTATTACAAAATATCTGAATTAGAAAAAGATATAAAGTCAGTGCATAGAATGATGACATCATATAATGAAGTTCTGGAGCAAGCTAAAAGTTTCGGTGTTTCAATGTCGCCAGATGTATCGTTAAAAGATGAGGCTGACAATTTGCTATCCACAGTTAATGCGATCAAAAAACTAGGCGGATATAATGATGTTGAAATATCTGAAGAAAATTTAGATACTCTAATAATTTCTTATAGAGTTATAACAAGCGGCCCTGAAGATAATCAAAAAATTGAAGGACTTGAAATAAAAAGCGTTTCAGTTTTAAAAATAAATCCTGGTATCAAAGTTTTTGATGCAGGTATTGGCAATTTTTTAAAGTCATCACCAATGACTTCAAGAACTACAGTTTCATATTTGGCGCTTCTTAATATAATCAAAAAAGATGCCGCTAAATTTAACTCTGTAAAACTACAGGGTGCCGATATTGATAGGGCTGATGTTCTGGCCTTTATTTCTTTATATCATCTGCCTAAACCAAAGATAGATTTTTCAGCATTGGATGTTGATTTCAATAAAGTTTTTGGATCTACTATTGAGGATTTTGATTTCTCAGTAAATAAAATTAAAAGTTTATCAAGCAATTTGAAACTAAACTACAATCTAACTAATAATATTGGAATCATGGACAAGATTAAGTTAAGAACATTTGAGGTTGAAAAGTTTAGAGAGTTTATTATAACCGACAAATTGCCAATAAATATCAATTTTGGTAGTTTAGATGAACTATTCACTGAATTTTTTGATCGTTATGATATGTTATCGTTATTTGTTGATTTTGGGCAGATGGTGCCAGATTTTAAAGTTTGTGAACCAGAGTGGGATTTTGATTTTAGCGTGCCTAAATTACCAAGAATGCCAACATTTGACCCGATAGCATTTATAGTCAGACAACTCAATCTTGCAATACAAGACCTTTTGCTTTCAATATTGTCTTCAATTGTTAAAATGATTTTAAAATTTTTGAGTAATAGCTCAAGTCCAGTATCTGGTTTAGAAGACTTTTCCCGAAAAGCAAACATGGAGGATATTTTTCCAAACGATGACATTTATGAGTTTGGAGATCCAGATTTAAAAGATCGGGTAACTTCTAAGTTTACTGATATGTCCACGAGAGGTATCATTGGCAACCCTGGAGTTGTTAACAGGATGAGAACTGCTGGTAAGAAACTAGGACTATCTCCTGATGCAATTGGTGAGTTACCTAAAATGTTTGAGACAATAACAAATACTTGCACACCACAGGAAATTGCTGACCTATTAAATGGAGACCCAACACCAGAGGTCAGCAAAGTCGTTTTAAATGTCACTAAAAAAACTTGTGGAAGTTTATCTAGAAAAATAAACGATACAAGTGATATTATCAAAGTTTGTAAAGCAGTTGGTGATCTTGTTAATCCATCAGTTATGGACAAATTAAAAACTTTTAGTTTTGGTGCACCATTTTCTGAAATTGAAATCCCATGTCCAGATGATATTGGTGTGTTGAATAGTGACAAGCAAATTAGAGATACGCTTGAAAGACTAGACGCATCTGAAGAAGAAGTTAATAGAGCCGTCGCTGATGCAAAAAAAAGAAGAGATTCAATCAAAAACTTTTTTACAAAAAACCCTGTAGCTGCACAAATGCCTGGTGGTAAAAATGGACTCGCTGGTTTGCCTAGTCCTTACGAAAACGAAAACATGAATCGTTTGACTGAGTTGGCTGCCGAGGGTGTGTTTGGAAATGTAGAGGCTGTGTTTATGAGCGAGATATCAGGGTTTGTACCGCTTCTATACAGGGCTCAGACTAGATTCCTTACGGAGGACGACCATGACTTTGACCATGTTGGTATGGCAGAATATCAATATGTAAAGAATCAACTTGATCGTTTGGGCGATACTACTAGTCCCATATATAAACCAGGTGTAATAAACTTTAAATCTACAGATGCAGACGGTAGACCCACATCTCCAGTGGTTAGATCCGTGGAACAGGGTCCTGAATTTGATCTTGCAGATAGGGTTGATTCTAGTTTGTTGCAGCAAATACTAATGAGACCAATGAACAACACTAGGCAGTCACTAGAAGTGTTTCCTGATTTTTACAATTATTTAAACAATCCACGAACAAATTTTGTAGGAACTACAGATGACAACTTGCAGTTTTTGATTAAAGGTGTAACACCAGCACTTGACACCGATATAATCAATTTTGCTGAGAGGGGTTACGATAACAAGAAATTTAACGTTAAAATAGCTGATAAGTTTTATTATCACACCCCAGTAGATTGTTATGATGTCACTAGAACGCCTAGAATTTTTGAACAACAAGAAGAAAGTGGTATGCAAACATTTAAATACAATCAAGATTTAAGTGAAGAGATGTCTAGTTTAATTGAATCAACAAGCCCAGGGTTAGATTCAGATGTTAAAAAGCTATTGAGACCAGAAGCTTTTGCTAAGTTGTTGTGTGATTCAGTATCAAAAACAGTTCAATTAGCTGAACAGAGAAGAAATGTATTTAACGATAACAGTTCTCCAGAAGTTGACACTTACTACAAAAACAATTCTAGGTTTACAGATATTGGTTTTAGCAGAAACAATCAAATATACACAAGTGTCATAGGCAAAAAATTTGATGTTGATGATGGCGACACGGCAGAATTTAATGCAGGTCAGTATGCTTTTACTGCACAATATATTATGGATCAAATCGCACAAAGTGTTGCTAAATCAAAGTTTTTTAACAAGCAGGAGTTACAGCTTTTATCTGAAAAAATTTCTTCCAAGTATATAGAAGATTTCTCAAACGGTATTAGATGCCTAAAAAAGACTAAAGGAGTTATAGATTTTGAGGAGGTAAGAAAGTCTGCTCTGCAAGATTACAAAGATTCATTATCTAGAGAAGAGTTCAATCCATTAAATAGAGACTTCTCAAAACCTGGACCACTAGAAGAAAGTTTTTCAGACCAACTTGTTTTTATTTATATCAAGACGTTTGTAGTAGAGTTTGCCTTAAAGTCAATTTTTATTTCATCTCGTTTTAGTTTAACATACATGTTGGAACAAAAATTTATATATGACTTTTTTGTTGATTATATGATTCAAACCTTAGAAACTGAATTTAGTAATTCAAACAGATATAAAATTAATTTTTACGATCAGATAAAGAAGATTGCTAATTTAAAAGATGAAAAAGAGGCTATTTCTTCTTTGGTTGCAAAAATATTTACAAGTACTAAAAATGAAATTGAAAAGATTACTAATGAATTGTTTGAGTCTGATTATACATCATTCCATGAGCAATATTTTAACGATTTATCAAACGGAATAACATCTGTGCCTAAATTTGTACCTTATGGTTATAGTAGTGTTGCCCGAGGCGAACAAAGTTACATTTTAAAATCTGATGATAAACAAGAGTCATTTAGTAGCAACGAAAACTTAGATGTAATTCTCAATCAAGAACTAAAGAAAAATTCAGGTTTTTTTATGCTAGAGTATTACTACAAAATTCACAATCCAAAGGCAAATGATCCTAATTATGTTTCAAAGTGTTTGGGCTACTATCGCAAAGCATTTCCAGATGCGAATGAGGGGGCATGGCCTTTTCTATATAGGTCTGGACAATCAGAGGATGACTCTTCAGATTCTGGTGGTGAAATACATGTAGACATCCAGTGCATGGCAGCACAAAGAATGGATCAAGATACTTTTAATCGTTTTGTTAAAAGGGTTGACACTTCTAGATTTGATAACAGTTTAACATATGTTTATAATGATAGAACATATGATACACCATATGGATTAATGAAAAAATATTTAAGAGTCGGTATTAGAATGGTGTATGTTAGCGGAAGAAATCAGCAGGGATATGAAACAGCGTTATATGCAGATGGACCCTCAACGTTTGGCGAGGCCAATACTGAGAAGGCTGTGCTTGCTTATTTAGGTCTTGGAAGGAGGGACCTTGCAGAAGTTGCAGCAAGTCTTAATTTGCTAACGTGGCCGTCTTTATACGATCAAGTAAAATTCAGAAACCCTTTGGTCCCAAGTAGTATAATAACTGGCGAGAGAACGCCTGAGTGGAGACCAATTTCAAACTCAATGAAACTTGGACCAGTGAAATTTCATAGGCACTACAAAGAGAATAATCTGGCAGGTTCTAGCAACAGCAGCACATCAGCAACGGTTTTTGACATACAAGCTTCATTTAATAATTCTTTTGAAGTTGCAAATCATGAAATATCAGTTGATTGTTATGATGATATTGGTAATGATTCTGAGACCCGCAGCGGTGTTAGATCTGGCACATACCCAGGCCAGGTTTTTATTACGGCTTATAGAGAAAAGCTTTTTGAAGAATTTCTTGGGCTGGAAAACAAGGGCGTAACTTACGGCACTGCTAAATTAAATAAAGCTAAAATAAAATCACAAAATATTAAAGTATTGTTCAACGACATTTTTCCGCTTGATAGAATGGCCTCCATGTATTTTGTTAATGAGCACGGGTTCTTTGACTCTACCGATAGATTTGCAGATCTGCTTGGCGGCACTAGAGGTGCGATAAGAAGCACTTACAGGATTCTCAAAAATAAAGGATCAAATACCAACCCTGGAGAATTTGGTATAGGTGACAAGACTCAAGTGCCTGCAGCAGAGTCATATTCAGTTATAGAGTCAAACATGACTTCTAATGGTCCATCTGGTGATGTAGCTAACAATTTAATGGGTGATTTTGCACCACAAATAGCAAAGGTCGTCGCGCAGACCCCAATTACCTTGATAAGAGGTCTGGCAAGCTCTTTAGATCCAGGTTATGCAAAGATGAATCAAATAGCTTCTGAAGATCCGTGTGTTTTAAGAGATGGTGCTGGTATAAGATCTCTTAGAATGCCAATGTATACTTTTCCAAACAAAACTATAAACTCAGGACTAAAAAGCGATCAATACATCCCAGTTACCGTTGGTGCACCTGTAGATGTTGGTTTATCAATTGCACTGATGAGTAATATATTTACTTTTCCTTTTGGAGTGAAAGGCCTTACAAACTCGCTAACACACACATTTAATGCTATATCAGGTGATTCATCAAGTAAGGCATATGGTCTACCACTAACACCACTCGGCCTTTTGGCTTTGTCTTTGCCTCACTTGTCTGGTGAAGATCCGAACAAGAAGAAGAGGGAAGCTAACTGTCCAGCAGGTTCGGGAGATCCAATACGTGATACAAAAGGGAATATCATAAATGGTGATGGACAAAAGATGGAGCTTCAAAGATGCGAAGACGACACTAAAGAGGAGGATTCATAATGGCAGGTATAGGCCCAAAACTACCGTTGCAGTTTGATAACACTGATGGATACAGATTAACTAAAACTATAAATGAACAAGTTCGTCAAAATTTAAAAAGTTTGGTTTTAACAGCACCAGGTGAAAGAGTTATGGACCCCAATTTTGGCGTAGGCATAAGAAATTATTTATTCTTACAAGTTTCAGAGGGTGTTGTTGGAAAAATCAGATCAGAAATCAAAAGACAGGTTAAAAGATATATGCCGTTTTTGCAAATTATTGATGTTGAAATAAATTCTCCTGATGGCACTCAATTTACTGATGACAACATGTTGGGAGTAAATATTAAATATAAATTTTTACCCACTGATGATTTAGATACTCTAACAATAAATTTAGCTCAAACTAATTATTAGTGAGGAATTCACATGTCAAAAAAAATTGTTCCAATAGATTATACTTCAAGAGATTTTGATTCAATTAGAAAAAGTTTAATTGAGCACGCAAAAAGATATTATCCGACAACATTTAAAGACTTTAACAAAGCTGGTTTTGGCTCTCTGATGATTGACACAGTTTCATATGTTGGTGATGTCTTGTCTTTTTATTTAGACTATCAAGCAAATGAAAGCTTTATGGAGACGGCTGCTGAGTATCAAAATGTTATAAAATTATCCAGAGCTTTGGGGTACAATTTTAATCAATCCATGTCATCTTATGGTTTGGTTGATTTTATAGTTAAGCTACCAGCTAGAAAAAGCGACGGTAGTCCTGACTACAGATACTTTCCAACAATAAAGGCTGGCTCTCAAGTTTCTAACGATGAGGGCGCAACTTTTACTTTACTTGATGACATAAGATTTTTAAGATCTAGCACAGTCACAGTTTCTAATGTTGATGGTTCTGGTTTGCCAACTCACTATGCAGTAAAAGCAGCAGGCAGAGTTGTCTCTGGTATAACTAAAACGATTGTAAAGCCTGTTGGCAATTTTAAGAAGTTTTTCAAGGTAAATGTCGTAGACACTAATATTGCAGAAATATTGTCAGTGGTTGATTCTGAGGGTAATGAATATTTTGAGGTAGATAGCCTATCTCAAGAGGTTGTTTATCGCCCTATCTCAAATCCTTCTTATGATTCAACATCTAAAAACGATACAGCTAATTTAATAAGAAAAGTGGCAGTTCCAAGAAGGTTCACTGTGCAACACAATAGGAATGTCTCAACAATTCAATTTGGTCATGGATCTCCACTTCCTGATATCAGTGGGTCTGTTCTTGATCCGTCTAAGGTGGTCATGCGCCGACATGCAAAAACATATTATTCTGATTCAACATTTGACCCAGTTAGACTAACTAACAATGATAAAATGGGTATAGCACCAGCAAACACTGAACTCACAATTAGATATAGGCAAAACACGCAAGAATTTGTAAACGCTTCAGTTATGAGTATTAAAAACAAGGTGTCTGTTAATGTTGAGTTTGAAAGCGAAACAAACTTGGATCAAAAAGTTGTAAGCCAAATGATATCAGCTATGGAGGTTTCAAACCCTGAACCTATTACAGGAGACATATCTTTACCAACCGTAGACGAAATAAAAATGAGAGCCAAAGGTGCTTTCGCTTCTCAGTCTAGAGCGGTTACTAATTTGGATTATGTTAATATGGTCTATTCAATGCCAAGTAAATTTGGTGCTATAAAGAGATGTGCAATTTTTAAAGACAGTGATTCTTTCAAAAGAAACTTAAATTTGCATGTTATCTCTCAAAATGAGCAGGGTCATTTGAGCGAAACAAACAGAACTGTTAAATTTAATTTAAGAACTTACTTAAATGATGCTAGAATGATTAATGATACAGTTGATATTTTAGACGCAATTATTTACAATTTTGGCGTCAATTATGATATTGTTATAAGAAGGGATGCTTCAAGTCACGAAGCTATCTCAAATGCAAATAGAAGGCTGAGGTCTTTGTTTGCTGTTAAGATGGATATTGGCGAGCCTTTGTATATGGGAAATATTTATAGTGAGTTAAAAAAGGTTCCTGAAATACTTGATGTGACTAATTTAACTATCGTCAATAAAAACGGTATAGGTTATTCTAGAAATACATTTAGTGTATCTAACAATACCTCATCTGACGGAAGGGTTGTTAATTTACCTACACGAATTGGTATTTTTGAATTAAAATATCCCGATAGAGATATTAAGGGTACTGTTATCTAATGGCTATAAAGAGATTTTTCTGTAACGCTGACAACACAATCACCAATGCCTTTAAGTCTAATCTTCAAAACAGAGGCACGGGCTCTAACATGGGTGCATCTGACATATTGGAAGTTTTTTCTATTTTAGGTCAAGAGTCATCAAGTTCACTGGAGCAAGCCAGAGCGTTATTAAACTTTCCAGTATCAGACATACTTCAGGAAAGAAATCTTGGAAATCTTCCAGTTTCTGGCAATGTAAAATTTTTTCTTAGAGTCTTTAATGCCCCACACGGCCAAACGCTACCTAAAAATTTTGACATGGCAGTATTGCCAATTTCTAAATCTTGGAATGAGGGCACTGGCTTGGACATGGAAGAGTATTCAGATGAAGATATTTCCAACTGGGTATTTGCTTCAAACACAAAAGTTCCAAATATAACTGATATTAAATTTTTGAATGCTACAAAAGGAAATTTAAAGCACAAGTATATTAGTCTTTATGATGCAACCAACAGAAGATTTAACTTTGTTTTTGAGACTGATGGTGTAGGTCACTCATTGGCACTGCCTGGTAGAGAGATCGTAATTCCTTTCACTGGCTCCATAACACACGTCAGACAGATGGCTAGAATTTTTAGTGGATCTATTCATACTGGAGTAACAGGCTTATCTGCTTCCATATCATTTGAAGATACTACTGATTCAACTGGGGCGACTGTGAGAATAACTACTACTGGCTCAGCGGGTCAGTCTGGATCTTTCCAGGGCACTGTAAACACTGCACATGCAACTGTTACAACAGTTCAACACGGTGGTCGCGATAGGTGGACAACTCAAGGTGGTGACTTTCATGAAGTTGGGTATACTGCTGGTAAAAATTTGCCACACTTCAAGCAAAGCTTTGTAAAGGGCACTGAGAACTTAGAAGTTAACATCACACCTCTTGTTGAAGAGTGGATTAAAGGTGAAGCAGGAACTGACCCTGAAAGAAAGAACTACGGTGTCCTACTCAAGATGTCAGGCGCTTTTGATGATGGTAGTAGAAATAGATCGTATTATACCAAAAAGTTCTTTTCTAGGACCACAGAGTTTTTCTATAAGCGACCTATGATTGAAGCACGCTGGGATGATTCTATTGGAGATGATAGAAACAGTTTTTACATGAGCAGCTCTTTAATGAGCGGTGAAGACAATTTAAATACCTTGTATCTTTACAATATTGTAAGAGGTCAGCTTAAAAATATTCCAGTGCTCGGCGCAAATTCCGGTAGCAACAGAGGTCATACCACTATACACCTTCAGGTTTTTCCGTCTGGTAATATTAAAAACAAAGTTATTAAAGCTAAATCACTACCGATAGGTGGTGGTGTAACAGTCAATAACGCCACTGTTGTTACGGGTGGTTGGGTAAGCACTGGTATTTATTCTGCTTCGTTTGCTTTCACTGGATCTGAGAAAGAGATTTTTGAGGTTTGGAGTAAGCCAACAAAAAGACCACAGGGCATTCAGCTTGTTACTGGCTCTGTCTTTAAGGTTAAGAAGCACAGTGCAAGTGATTACAATGCCAGTGGTAGATATGTAACCAGCATAACAAATCTTAAGTCTACATATGCACAGTCCGATAGAGCTAGATTTAGACTGTATGTTAGACCAAAAGATTGGCAGCCAAACATTTACACTGTTGCATCAAATAAGGCTGAAAACTATACGATTGAAGACGGTTATTATAGAATTTTTAGGATCATTGACACACTAGATGTCATATCTTTTGGAACTGGAAGTGGTCAGCAAGGTAAGTATACAAAACTTTCCTATGATAAAGAGGGCAATTATTTTGATATGGATATGTCTAATTTTGAGTCTGGCTATTCATACGGCATACAGTTTATGTATGATGTTAACGGAAGACAGGTTATACAGGATAAGATTTTTAAGTTTAGAGTTGAAAGGTAATGAGTTTAAAGAACTACTTTAAGACAAAAAGTGTTAAAGGACTGATCAGCATTGCAGATGCAAATGAGGATGTAGAGTCCATTGAATACATTGAACAGTACATAAAAGATAAATATAAGTACGAAAATGTTCTTGATTTCTCTACGGCGTCAAACTTTGCCATTTTCGGCTCAGCAAGAGAATATTATGATTTTGCAATTGACAATATACAAAACAATTATCCATATGATGGCTCAGCAAAAGAGAAGCTTGAATGGGCAAATCTTTCTAACCCTTTAGATCTTTATATTTTTGACAATGAATACCCCAGAACTAACGGGCATGTAATTTTCAATTTAGGTTCTGTGTCGGTTGCTGCTACTTCTGGTTCAGCAAACAACCACAGAAGGCCTACTAAAAAAGAATATATCTATTTTGTTGGTGGGCCAAATGTTGGCAACACCTGGGACACTGGAAGCTATAGAGGCTCTAATCTTGAAATAAACGGTAATAAAGGTAACACTGTTGAGTTTTGGTTAAAGAAAGATGGCTTTAGTACTAGCAATAGAAGAGAAGTTCTTCTAGATGTTTGGTCATCTGGTTCTCTATCTGATCATCATTCTTATGGTAGATTTACATTAGAGCTTGATCAAGTAAACCACGCAGCGAATAAAAGCCCTTTTGTTCTAACCTTTAAATCTGGATCTTCAGGTGTCCATCAAGCACAAATTGGTGCCGTGCAATTAGCTGCTAGTGCCTCCGATAATTCATGGCATCACTACGCTATTACCATACAAAACACTGGTAGCACTTTATCCGTTAAGACTTATGTTGATGGTAAGCTAAACCACTCTACAATGACTGGTTCAAATGTTGACAGCACACACAGAAAACTAATTGGTGTTATAGGTGCCCTATCAACAGCTAAAGCAGGTCAAGGCGAATCAGAAGATCCTCCCTACAATACACCAGGTAACTCTAATCTTGGTTGGGGTAAACTATCTGGATCTATTGATGAATTTCGTTACTGGAAGGTAATGCGTAGCAGTAAAGATATATCTAGAAATTATTTTACACAAGTTAATGGTGGTACAAACACCGATGAGTCAAATACGAAACTTGGAGTTTATTTTAAATTTAATGAAGGCATAGCTAGGACCAATGCAGTTGGTAAAGTTATTCTTGATTATGCTGGTAGATTATCTAATGGTACTTTTGTCAATTATACATCAAGTAATAGAAGTGTTGATTCTGCAATTGTTCAATCTGGGAAGGCTACTAAGGAGTTTCAAGATCCAATTATTCAAACAGACAATGCTAGATTAATAAACTTCAAAACATCTAAAAAAAATGAGGGTCTTGAAAGAGACTTGTTTAATTCTTCTGCCCTCATAAACTCTGTTCCAGCCTGGATTTTAGATCAAGATGAAGAAGATGGCGGTCGCGGCAATACAAGAAAATTGCTTCAAATAATTGGCAGCTACTTTGATATCTTATATGCACAAACTACAAAAGTCGCTCAACTAAAGCACATATCTTTTTCAGATTACGATGAAAAGCCATTCCCGTTTATGCAGCAATTGCTGTCTTCTTATGGTCTTGATGTAGACACAATGTTTTTAGACGCTTCAGTTTTAGAAACCTTTAGTGATAGAACCGAAAAAATTAAATTTGAAAACAAGCTGCATGATGTTAAGAACATGATCTATAAAAACCTTTACAATTGTTTGGTTCATATCAACAAAGCTAAAGGCACAGAAAAAGCAATAAGAAACATCCTTAGAACTCATGGTGTAGACGAAGAATTAATTGAGTTAAAAACATATTCAGATGGTGCAACTTACGAAATTAAACCAAATTATCGTGCTGATGTTCATAAGAGCAACACGATTAACTTCCATAGAACAGATAATCAGCGGGCAACTATTTTTCAATATAGTTCTAGTTTTGGGCTTGGCTCTAAATCTACAGAATTTCCAGTTAGAGGATACATAACTGGGTCTCAACAAAATATTTCAACTGAAGGATTATCATTTACCACAGAAGCTGAGGTTTATTTTCCAATTATCTTTGATCCAAGTGAACATTCAAAATTTATTGAAACACCACTAACCTCTTCTATCTATGGCGCACATACTATCAATCAAGCTATATCAGGAGATAATCTTAATTGGACAACTTCTACTAAGGACTTAGCGAGTTTTAATGTCCTTGTATCAAAAGAGAGTGTAAATTCTAAAAATGCCAGATTCCAGCTAACATCTAGATCTGGAAAGATTGCATTGCAACAGTCTAAATTGTTTAAGGATGTATACTCAGGCAAAAAATGGAACCTGGCATTTAGATTGAGACCATCTGGTAGTAGTTTTTCTAGCTCTATCGTTAGTGGTTCAGTAAGCAAATATATTGCTGAACTTTTTGGTGTTCAGGTTGAGGGCGGTATTGTACAGGATAAGTTCTTACTATCTCAAGTTCTTAACAAAACAGACGGCGAACATTTTCACAAGTTTTCAAAAAGAGTGTTTGCAGGTGCTGAAAGAAACCACACAGTAGGTGCAGTCGTTAGGCCATCTGATGTTCAAATATCATACTTGAGACACTGGCTAAATTATCTTGACGACGATACTATAACTCAACATGCGATTGATGCAAAGAATATTGGTATCAAAGATGCAACTAGAAGAGCGTTCTCTACCCAGCCTAGCATTGATACTGATATTTTAAACATGGACACCCTAGCTTTAAACTGGACATTTGAAACCATTACTGGTTCAACTGCTGGTGGTAATCTTGTTATATTGGATGCTTCATCAGGTTCTGCTAAGAAAGTTTCACAGTTTGGTCAATTAGGGCAAGTTCTTGGTTACAACCATCCTGGTAGAGGTTTTGGTTTTCCAGCTAGTTCAACTGCAAGTGTATTGACTCAATATTTTCCTACCTATAGAGAGACTGGTTTTGAAAATATTAAATCATCAGATATGATTCAGGTATTGTCAGAGGATGACCAAACTTACACCAAAGAATCTAGACCTGTAGACTACATGTTTGTCTTTGAAAAGAGTATGTATAAAGTTATTTCGCAAGAAATGATTGATATGTTTTCTACGATTGAGGAGTACAGCAATCTTATAGGTGATCCAATAAATCGGTATAGGCCAAACTATAAAGCCATGGAAAAAGCTCGTTCTAAGTTTTTTGAAAGCGTAGAAAATGTTCCAAGTTTTGAAAGATTTATGGAATTCTATAGGTGGATAGACACCTCTCTTTCTTCAATTCTTGATCAGTTTGTGCCCGCGACTGCTAAAAAATTAAGTGGTATTAGAAACATTGTTGAAAGTCATGACCTTGAGAGAAATAAATACTGGACAAAATTTCCAACCCTTGAAAAGAAACAGTCAGATCCATCAGCAAACATACTTGGTATTAATGAGTTACTTTATGATTGGGAGCATGGACACGCGCCTTTAACCACAAACCCAAGAAACAATGCAGTTCCTGGTGGTGACAATAATTGTTTGTGGCGACGGGACAGAGCTATTCGCACAACTGATGCACAGGTGTTTGGTAAACGTCCAATAAATGAAAAATCAATTCGCTTTGCCTCTAATGGTGATGCTGTTTCAATTCCAGATTCAGATGCTTTTAGTATAGGTGATGGAACTTCAGACTCACCATTCTCATTTTCTGCCTGGGTTTACATTGGGGATGTCTCGGCTGATTCAGGTGTTTTTACATCAAAGCGAGACTCTGTTGCTGGTACTGCAGAATATTTCTTTGGTCACACCTTGGGTAACATAAATTTGTTTATCTATGATGGTAACACGACAAACAGATTAAAATATGTTAGTACTGGCAAGCTTTCTTCAGCAACATGGCATCATATTGCGATCACTTATGATGGCGGCGCAACGACGCCAAAGCATAATGGTGTTAATGTGTATGTTGATGGTGCTGTTTTTGCTGGAGCTAAAAGTACAGATGGCACATACGTTGCATCACATAACACTGCAACAGAACCATATATTGGTGCAACCAAGAACCCAACAACAAATACATTTGAAGATTTCATAGCAGACGTTGTATATTTTGATAAGGCTCTTACTGCGGCAGAAGTCAGCGAGATAAGAAACGGCGGCAAGGTTTATGATATGAATAAATTTTCTGCCATTAATAATATCATCGCTTGGTATAAGATGGGTGACGATTTAGATGCAACAGGCGCTGGCGGTATTAAGGATTATATAAACACCAATCACGCAACACTCATAGGTGGTGCTGCAATAGTAGCACAGAGTCCTGCTAGCGATACATACAGAGTCCCACTTACTGGTTTAAATAGAAACAGAGAAACAATTAGAAGAATTGCAAATACTAGCGTCTCAGGCTCTACTTATGCAATCAGAAAATTGACCAAGCCTTATAAGTTGGAAGCAGGCTTTCAGCATGTTCTTCATGGTGGTGATAATTTCCATCTTAACAAGAAGAAAGATTTTTTCAAGGCTACAACAAATCCTGGTAGTGAAGATTTTATATCGGTTACTGCATCAAATATCAATGTTGATACTTGCCCTGATGTTCACGTACCAAGATATCGCTTAGAAGGTGGGCAGGTATTTGAAAAGAAGCGATATGGCGGCGAAGCTAACATAAGCGACACTAATAGAGATCATGACATAAATACGGTATTACCATTCAGTTTGTATACCAGCTCTATTTCAAACCCTGTTGGTTATCAAAAGTTTATCGCTGATGAATTCAAAAAGGGTGTGGACATAACCAATCTTCACAATGATTCATATGGTGATGATAGAGAGATTCCTGTTCAAGGTCCTTTTCAACAGCAGCATGTAGGTGGGCATTTTCATAGACACCTTGCAATGAACACTGGCTCTAATCTACATCGTAGAGGTGACAGGAGAGAAGCATTTTTTATTACTGCTTCAAACGGTCAGCTTCTTGTTTTGAATCCAGATATGGCAGGTCGCCTTGGACCTGAAAAATTTAACACTTCTTTTACTGGTAGTTACGCTGGTCGTGTAAATTTTATGAGAGAACCTCTTGCCAAGCGACCTGTTAACATTAGAAACATCAAAACTACAACAGGTAGTATGCACCTCGGCAATTACCAACATGACTACCAAGTTGTTCTTGGAACTTCAGTTGAGATGTCAAAAGATCATCTGGTTGAAAATATTGATAAGAAGTACAGTGTGGACATGTTCTTGTCTCAGTCTTCTGATCTAGGTGGTTATATCACGTTGAAACTTGGGCTAGATTCTGAGTTCTCATCCTCTTATTTTTACGGGTACAAAGATAGGGTACGTCCAGAGAGGGAGGTCAAGAAACATCTCATTACAAGCCGATTCTCGGCCCCTGGTGGGCCTGAAACAGCAGGTAATGCACACGGTGGTGCACACTTGGATGTGGCAACAAATCAATTCTCTATTTACAATTCTTTGAATTATAGAAATCTAAATACTAGATTGATGCTTGATGTTTTTTCAAGCGAACGTCAAGAGGCGTTCGGACACAGGTTTAATAGCTCTATAACTTCGTCTACACCGACTGCTAGCTTTCACAAAGTTAACAGGAATAATAGATATGCTGGCAATTTTAATAACGTCAGTATAAGTAACCCAGGCGGCGGTGAACATGATATTTATATTAGGTCTGATAATCAGTTTGTTCAGCATCAGATTCCTCAATCTGATTTAGGATATTCTTGGATAAGAAATTCTACGATTGATACCACAGGTAGTTTTAGAGGTCACCAGAGCAGGTTTACGCATCCTGTTGGGCTAAGCAACGAAACAAGTTCGGCACCTCTTTTTGTTTCTGCTAGCGATATAGGGTCTGTGGCGACAAATGCAGGTATATTTGGATCGGACCCTAGCAATAACTACATTCGCTCCCCACAAAGGTTGGTGCTTTTTAACAAAGACTTTGTTTTAAACGGTGGAACTATTAGTATTGGTGGTACCAAACAATTGAGTGAGTTTGAGGCTATAGACTTTGCTGGATTAAATTCATATATTGTTGAAAATGTTGATACGTCCACAAACACTCAAGGTAATGAGCAAAATGCTGATGATATTGATTTAACTGTAACAACTACAGCTTATAGCACTGGAATTTATAGACTTTCTCCATTCACGTCGTCTTACTTAAATCCTGCATTAATAGCGCAATCTGATGGAGCAAAAAGCAATGAAGCTAACTTAGGAGAAAGCGAAAGAGTAAATCAATATTCACTTTTTAGAGCAGGATTAATTGGCAATGAAGCTTTAAATCCGTTCAGATCAAATGAGATTCTTAATGGTTACAGTTATTATTTTCTTTTAAATGCTTTAAATCACAACCGTGGTAATTTTTATGGTTTTAATCCATGGAATCAACTAAGGGCGGGGCAAAAGCCAGTAGCAAGACACATGAGAAAAAAGAACTTATATAACTTTGTTGCAAGGAAGATTCAGCTTCCGCTAGGTACAAACGAAGATGCAAACCCAGATAGGTTTAGATTTAGAACACCTGCACCTTTTGTAGACAGTACTTATAGCTGGCCAGATAACATTTCATTTGAGAAAAGGCAAAGAGCTAGGAGAGTTGACAGTCCATTAACACAGTTTGTTGAGCCAGTAGCATCTACAAATAATATGCCCGTTCGTTTTGAGAATTTTTATGTAAGGCAACCTGATGGGTCTCTAGCAAAGCCATCAGCAGGCAATGTAGACGCTAAGCCGCACGCAGTGCAAACCATCTCTATAACATATGACAATGCCTTTAACAATTTTGCAAACGAGGATATGAGAGATTTTCTGAAAATCAGTGATTTAAATCCACCAACATTCTTGGAAAGATTCGTTGGTAACTCCTCTATTGTTGATGCAAATAGAGTCAAAGTTGGTAGAAATATTTTTCCTAAAGAAGAAAATTTGTTTTTGCAAAAGATTCGTGGAAGAGAAAATTTTGAAAATGGATGGGCAGACATACGCCAAAGAAGAATATACTCTGAGGTTGTAGGGACACAAGGAGAAACTTTTCACCAAGGATCAAGATGGCCACTAGATGGTGAGTCAACCTTCGGTGTTAATAATCCATTTAAATTAGGAAGCCCAGAGCTTTTAACAAAGAGAGGGGAAGGTGAGCTTCTTAACAGTGCAGGTATTTACAGAGGCGGCACACTCGGTAGAGTTGAATCACCAAAGGCATCAGCTATTTATGCAAGAAAATTTCCTGAAACACCTCAAGTTTATAGAATTAAAATTAAGCAAAACCCTTTTTCATACACTGCCATGTCTGGTGCGGGCACAGCAACTGGTTCTCTTAGGGAAGCAAGTTTTTACATAGGCAGTCCAAAAGCAGATGCTATCGGAAGATATTTTATCACTATAGTGCCACCACATCATCCTGATACTACAACTAGGTTTCCTGAAAGTACACTAGCCTATATTAAGCTTTCTGAAAGCGCTACAACAACCCGCGCTGCAGTTGATCAGATTGTAGATGGGTTAAACTCTTATGTTGGTCAAGATGGCTTTAGCACAACACCTTTTGTCTTCAAGGATGTTGCTAGGGCATTGGTTGCAACCAATGATTCGGTGATGATACAGATGTTTCAGTCATATGAAAACAGCGTAATTCCATATGATACTAGTTTTGGAAAACAAATCAGGGGCGGCTTTACTGGAATACAAGACCAAACCAATACATCATTTCGTATGACTGGTTCAAATCAAGCACTAAATTCACTTTATAACGTACCGAAAGTTCAGTTTGGTATGCTGACTGCTGAATCAAATATGCCGTCAACTGTTGCGTCTGATGTTCCATATGAGGACAGGGCATCAGCAGCGGCTGCCTTCTTTTCTATATCCATTTCACGAAATACCTATCTAGCAGGTACAGCAAAGTATGAAGTAGGCTCTCCTTGGCACTCGGGTCGCTATCGGAAAGAAAATCACGAACCAAGCACTGAAAAAAGTTATGAATCATATTCTGATTGGTCTGAGCAATTACGCAAGTTCAAAGATTATTCTGTAATCCCAGAGTATCGTATAAGTGAGGAAATGACAAACTATGTTGGTGTCAATGCTGATGATCCATTTTTTGATTGCCCTCAAAAAGATTTCTTAAGATTAACTGGATCTAATGAATCTTTTAAGGATAGTTCAAAAAATGATTTTTATGAGGTTTTGAGTCATTCTGACTTTATAAAGAATTTTAATGTAACTTACAATCAATTGAAAAAAATTGACTCAAGAACTGTAGCTGATGAAATATCCCTAACTTGTAATGCTGTTAAGAAACTTTTACCTTATGAAGGGTTTTACCCATCACAGAGAATGACTCAAATAGCCAATCTTTTCAATCAATCTTACGGACCTCAAAGTCCACATTTAGGTGAAAAGTATGGTGATTCTGCAGCAATTCCAAATTATAGAAATATTGTTGCACCGTTTTATGCTCCTGGTATTGCTTTCAACTCAATTAAGTCTGGTATAGCTGTTGATTACCCTTTGTTTGTGCCAATGAAAGACAGACCATTCATCGCATTTACAACAAATTTTATTGCAAATGATGACAACAAGGTGATGATTGGTAGCGGTCACGATTGGCAGCATGTATTGACTGGTTCAGCTAGGTCTGCACCTGTTGGTGGTATTTCTTTTGCTGCTTGGATAAAACCAGTAACTTCCGCTCACGATAGAACGATCATAAGTTTCGGCGGCACTAGCGGCACTGCACCTGGCATTAAATTATTTCTTCCATCTTCCACAGGTTCGCTAAGTCTTCAATTAATTGATACTAATGGAGACACAATTGTTTATAACATTGGAACTGCTGCAGACGCTCCTGGGCCTATCAATGCTAGTAGTTGGAACTTTGTTGGCGTATCAATTGCTAGAAGCACTGCTACTTCTGGATCTGTTATGTTTCACGTCAATGGGGTTACTAGAACTGGATCTCTTAGTAGTGGAACATCAGCTGATGTAGACCGAAACGCACTTAGAATAGCAGGAAAATGTATGATAGGAAACTCTGCAGAACATGCTACTAGCAAGGCGTTTTATGGAAGGATAGCAGATGTTTGTATTTTTAATAAAGTTTTAGAGCAGCCAGATTTTAAAGGTCTTTATGGCGGCGGCGCATCAGAGCGCGGTCCTTGGCGACCAGATATGTGTGTCAGACCAGAAAAAGTAGATGGTCTTGTTGGTTGGTATCGCATGGGTAACGAAACTGGTCAAATGACACTATCATCTAGTGTATTTACTGATCAAAACCTAACCAATAGAGCAACAATGCAGAATAAAGCATGGCCAATGTATTCTGTGAAACATTTTCAAAGAAGCTTTAGTGATACGGATATTCAAAGTAATCTGGGTGGTAGTAACCTTAACCTCCGTCTTTCACAGTTTAACACAGGATCTGAATATATCAGCGGTGTTGTAACACACTCTGGCTTCCCCATGGACGAGCCTGGAATGGGAAGAGATGATGAAAGTGCAGATAATTACAGACCAGCAATGTCTATAACCACAGCAAGTTTTAGTGGGTTTACACAAAACGCAGGTAATACGTCGGGAATCGTGCCAGAAAGTAGTTTGGTCGGGGCGTTTCAGTACCCTTCATATATTACAGGCTCTCATTACAATGAGACTGCAGACGGCGGTATTCCTAGAATTGGTTCTGCTTCTTGGGGATATTATCGCACACCTAACTCTCCACAAGATGGCACGGCTACATACTGGCAACAAGGTAGCAAAAAATACGGCATCCAAAGAATTGAAAGAGTTCCGTTTGAAGCTATAATTGATCCAAGATTATTAAAGTCAAATGAGATCAAAGATACTGGTGCTGGTCTTGAAGAGAGGTTTGTGATATATGATACAGAACCACACCCGAGTGCTAGTTTACAACCTTGTGCTTACAGTAAATTTCAAACTCAGCAAGATGTTGTAAAAACTATTATAAATTTTCCTTTTGAGTCTGCTACCACATCTTTTGTGTCGCAAAGTTCATACATTTCTTATGTAAGGCTTCATACACACGAGCGGTGGAGAGATCGGAGTGGATATGCCAATAATTTTGGGTATGTTACAATATACTTCCAGAACGAAGATGCCGATGGTACTGAGCCAAGTCACGATTTTGGTTTCTTGGCTCAGGCAGTAGGTTCAGACAGTTACAATAAGGATTTAATCGTAAGATTTGGAAATAACATAAGCACAAACAAGTTTGTTGGTGATTTAGCAGATACATTAAATAGGATTGTTCCTGGTTTGACTGTTAGGCAGTCAACTGATAAGCAATTGGAAATTATTAATGGAGAAGTTACTTTCTCTCATATATCAGGACTGACTGGTTCTGGGAACCATGTTGAGACTTCATTCTTAACAACCAAATTTCCAAAAACCAGTTTTGATGATGAGGGTAATGTGGTGTGTATTGTTGGTCAACCAGTTACGTCTTCTGCTTTAACATCAAGTTTGAATTTAACAAGTATAAAAGCTATAGGTGATACGCTTTATACGCATGCAGCAAACAATTTTTATGCTGAATCTATGAATTTCTTTTTGCAAGGAGGCTCATCTACAGTTTTAGCTTCTGCAGATACGCCACAAACAACAGTTGACTATGGTAAAACTTATAAGATGAAGATCAGGCTTTCAAGAGTAAACGCAGGCAAGGACTTTCCTATTTATAATTTACCTCAAGCATTCGGACCTGCAGTGGATGCATCTTTTTCTCCAAACAAGGGCACTGGTACTGAAACTGATTTCGTTAAAACACCTGCTGCATCAGTTGATGTTGTTGCTCACGGTTATTCTGGGTACACGCCGCCTCATTATGATAAGTTTGCAGAAGTAGAATATACATTCACTCCAGATGAGTCAGAAAACTATGAAGCTAGTAATATAGGTGCTATTGAAACAATTATAAATAGAATCTCCATTGATAACAAGACTAGTCCCACAATTAGGTATAATAGATTTATTAAGGCTACTGGATCTAATTACGTAGACAGGAATGACGGACTTACAGCCCTTGGACAATCTCTAGGTGGTATTGATGAGAGAACAAAAATAACGATAACTGGTTTTACAGACGCACACTTTAACACAGCAGATACAATTGCTGTAACAGCTTCATTCAATAAAAAATCAGCAATGCAGTTGTCAGCTAGCTTCAGGGGCCTTGGTTTGAGTGATAGTTCACTTGTTAGTGTTTTTAGAAACGATGAAAGTTCGCAAGATGTTTTGAGAAAGCAGCTTATTATACAGTCTAAGTGGGAGTGTCCTAATATCAATTTTTCAAATGCTACACCTAAAAAGGCAAGAATCTCTGGAATCTCTGTTCCGAAGGGCTTGTGGCATCAAAAGGGCGAAGACAGAGAAGTTGCTAGAATTGATATACTTCCCCCAGATGATGCTAATGTTGGCGATCTATCGGAGCTTTTAGGAATGAAGTTTAGGTCTAACGGCAAAGACATCAAAACAAAAACAAGAACAATTGGTTTGACGCAAGACAGAAAAGTAATTTCTGAGGCGGTTGTTGCAGTACCTTTTAGGGTTCTAAGTACAGGTGAAAAACAGTTTTTCCCTTTTAGTGACGAGGCTATTAAAAGAATTTATCAATCGGTTAAGTTGTATCCTGGTCATGCTAAATATAAGAGTGATGATACAAGCTTAGGTACAGTAGAAGATCTTTTGCAAGATCTTAGAAGTGGGACGAATACAACTCTTCAGGCACTACCGACCATAGCACAAGAAAAATTTGTTGATAGAATGGTGCGTGCAATGATAAACCATGTGCTGCCACCAAGAATGGACTTTTTGAGATACAATAATCAGGATAGCGGAAAATACATAAAACCATTTTTAATGTATATTTTTCCTTTCCACCACACACTTAATAAAAATGATTTGCAAAATATCTGGCAGAATCTACCACCAGACATAGCAAAGGAAACCTACAATAGAACTGGTGATGGATTAGAAGATTCAGTAACTGTGAAACACCCAGTGCTTGGATCACCTCTAGAGCATGCGATTCTAAATGACAAAATGGAGAGTGTAAGGTGGATGATTTTCAAGGTAAAGAAATCTGCACAAAAAGATTACTTCAGAAAGTTGGACATTGATAGGCTTCCCTTTAACCACCCTGACAGAAATCTAGAAGAAGAAGAAATGTTTAAATGCGGTTTCAATTGGCCATACGATTTTTTCTCTCTTGTGGAACTAGTTAAGTTAAAGGCAGATATTACTTTTGCTAAGTTTGATAGAGCGCCTCGCCCTGGTTCATTACCACCAGAAAGAGAGAATATGTTTGAGATACTTGGCGTTGCTGATCCTAGAGAACGACCAGATACGGATTGATTAGATTGTTATGACATTTTTTAATAAAAAAGAAGAAGTTATTGATATTCAGTTAACTTCGTATGGAAAGTACTTATTGTCAAAAGGTAAATTAAAACCAGCTTTTTATGCCTTTTCAGATGATGAAGTTGTTTACGATCCGTCCTTTAATAATTCAGGTTCTGTTGAAGTTGGTCAAGAGACTTTCAGAAGAATTGTAGAGGATGGTATTTCAACTAGGGCTTTGTATGATGGGGAAAGCGCTGAGGGCAGAGTAAACAAACTAAATGGTCACGTAACAAGAACAGACAAGCAAACTGGTAGAGCTATAAGAGTTGGTAAAATTAGTAAAACGCCGACCGATGATGTTTATGGCAAAGATTACATTGATGACATAAGTATGGTTCCCGTCAATAGAGGCTTGGTAACAAATTTGCTGAGCACATCAAGACTCGGAGAAAAATACGTACCAGCAATATCTGTTAAATCATTAAATAATTATGCTAGATTTGAATTGCCTATAGAATTGAGTTCATCGCGTGATAGTACTATGGATGCTGGTATGAAAGTACCGCAACTCAATATTGAAATTGACTACAGAACTTTTGAATACGACTATGATATACAGGACGCTCCAGAGGCAGCACTAGATTTACAATCAGAGTACGATAAAGATATAATCTTTAAAGACGGTAAAAGACTTTTAATTGATGATAGGTCTGTAACATTAGATTTTTTAGAGAAAAATATAACTAGTTTTGGCGATGGTTTTGAGTACGAGATGTTTATTGTAGAGCATCTAACAGATTTGACAAGATCAAAGGTAGATGGATCACTTGTTGTTAGAGAGTATGAGGTTTTAAAAAACATTACACCTGGATTGAATTCTGAGCAATTTGACGATAAAGTTTTAGATATATCTACTTACGTTGAAATTAGAACGGACGATGGCATACCAGAAAAAGAACTAGAAGATTCAAGTAATTCGGATGATATTTTAAGAATACCAACCTTGGATGATGCAGGAGCAAATCCAATTTTATCACCAAATAGACCAGGTGCTAATACTTTACTTCGCGGCACAGTATACAATAACTTTAAACCCATAGATCCTGAAGAAGGAGATTGCGAATAATGGCAAAAGAAAAATCTCTAATATCATCCTTATTGCCAGTCTGCAAATTAAAAAGGGCTACCTTAACAGATGGTGCTGATGGTAAACTCAATATTGACTTAGACATTAATATCCTGTTGGAAAAATCAAACAATTATTTATCTGCAGCATTCAATCCTCCAGATTTTAATTATAATGGTCTGGGGGATGGTCCATTTTCCAAGATCAAAGATCACATCAATTTTGCTGTTGTACTAAGAAGATATAAGACTGACATTGCAATTCAAAGACCTGGAACTCTTAAGAACTCAATAAGAAACTCTGTTGCTGATGGCAACAACGAAAAGGGATACCCTCACGTTGTAGGTTTTTCTAACCAAGAATTTAGTCGTGGTAGAACTGAACGTGAATTTTCAGAACAGATGGGCAGGCAAGAGGATGAAGTTATTTATCTAGACAGCATTTTTAAACAACAAGTTATCGGTGCACAGGGGTCGCTAGTTCAAGAAAGATATGATGACGCTTTTTATGTAGAAGATACTAGTGATTCTTTGATATCAAAAATTTCACGTACCGTTCAAATACATGGTGTTTATCCTAAAAATCTTGATAATTTAAGAGTGGTTGTATATTCTTATTTAGATTTAAAAGATTTTATAGGATCGGTTCCAGAATTAGCTGCGCTAGATATAATGCCACCAGACGCAAGAGGTTATGGTTTAGATCAAGAAAGCGTATACTACAAGACTGTTTCTGGTTTTGGTTCTTTTGATGTCATTTTAGAAAACTCACTTCCATCAGGTAGGGGTTATGCTCTTTTAACTCCAGACGGTGATCAATATCATGGGCCTTATCACACTCACTCTACTTTAGCAGGTGGAGTTTCCTATATGGCTGGTGAAGCAATGAACATCAACGTTGAACAAGAAACCCTAACTAAAGTTGAAGTAAACACTAACAAAATACAAGACTTCAGAGGTTTAGAAAGATTTGAACCAAAACCTCCAGAGTCTCGCGATTTGCTTGAACAGTTTGGAGCAGTGATTCAAGATTCAAAAAAGCAGCTTGAAGGAATTGAAAAAGAATTTCTAAAAAAACAACATAAATTTGACGGCATGGTTGATGCAGAAATACAATTGCAAACTGCCACAGCACCAGAGCTTGATGATAGGCCAGCTATTTTTGGCTCTATAACAGTCAATCAGGGGCAAATTCTAAAACAAAACTCAAGATTAGGCTACCTTTATCCATATTTAAGCGCCCAACAGAAAAGTTTTGCTTTATGGTGGGGAGATATGTTTCGTGTAGTTGAAGTTAAGTTGCTTAGAAGACGATTGACCGATAGGTTTGTTGGATGGGATGCTAATGGATTCAAAGATAGGAAGTTGTTTGATGAGGATACACCAGAAGAAGTTATTGCATCAAACTATGAAGAGCTTAAATTTGATCTAACTGATCCTGAAGGTCAACAATTGGGCACTCAACTTAGAAACACAACCAGTGCTGATTATTATGATCCCAATACATTGGTTGTTCCTAGGGGTGAGTTTGCCACCGTAACTACCGACGCTCTGTTTTTTCCTGAAACAAATGACAGTGTTAAGGGTTTGATTATAGATAGTCAAAACTGGCTTAACACGTTAGCTGAAAACCCCAATGATCTTGATGCTAGAAAGCACAGAGATGAATTTAATAAACGAGAAAATCATTCAAATCCTGACACAAATGATACTTACTTTCCTTGGCGAAGAACGTTTAATTTTGCAGACGCCTCCTTTACTGCCCTAAAAGAGGATCACAGAGGTGTGTTTCAATATGGTATAGAGATAACTTATGAAGATGGTCTTGTTAAATATGTTACAGAAATAGTTGCAAAGATGACCCGACTAACTTCATTTTTGAATTCATTTGTTTCGCTTGTGGAGGCAGAGTCAAAAGAAACTTCGGTTGATGGTACGGTTGTTCAAAAGATAGCGAGATCTATTGGTTTTCAAAGTTATAATTTACTTATGGATGAAGTTATAGATTCTTACTCTCAAGCGATTGGAATTATTGACTCTCTTAATTATGTGGGCACGTTTGCCCAGGGCGGGGGTATCAATAAAACAAATCATCCGATATTAGATAATACCATGGGTGAATTTCAAAGATCACTAGTCCTTAATGAAGGCGGCAGTTCAATTTATTTGTCACTTGGAACAGGAGCATGGAGAAATTATGGCTATGTAATACTAAGAAGTTATCTAAAGCAAGTGTTGAATTATAATAGAGATGCCAATATTTATGCTAAAGAGTTGAAAACTTTTGGTCAACAGTTTGGTATTATTGCACATACTTTATCTGATTTAATAAATTTTTCAAACTCCATTTATGGCGGTACGATATCAGACCTAAAATCAAATGGCGGCAAACCTGCTAGCTTAATCAAAGTAAAAAAGTTTTTTGGCGATAATCCAGAACAACAAGCAGGGCTTGTTAGTGGTGGTGTTGTTGATCTGAGAAATACAAAAGTTCCAACATGTAGTATCTTGCCAAGAGGCGAAGTGAGCATACAAACACCTGTGCCAATCGTTGAGCAAGAAATGATTCGCCAAGCTATTTCTTTAGAGTCAGTTAAATTTGGTGGCGGTGATGTTTCTCAGTATGCTGATAGAGTTGCGTATTTTACCCCCAATATTTTTTATGGTTCAAACATTCTAGATTTGTGGAGCACAACTGGTGGATATTCAAGTTTAACTTATGATAGAGCTTTGGATTCTTTGAATACTGTTTATTCTCAAAAAAAACGAGCAAACCATGATCAGTATGATGCTAGTCGGGAACAAATAAAACAGTCTATATCCCCTGGTAAGTTTAGGGACAAAGCCCTACGTATAGCACAAGATGATTTTGAAAAGATCAAAAGTGATCTTCTAGCAGAATATCTTGCTAAAGTAGAAATACTAAAATCTAGACAGGAAAACGGAGAGTTTTCAGATGAAGATTTTGCAATGATAGAGGATTTTGATGTTCTTGGTAACAACCAAAAACTAGAAATAGCAAATATGGTCACTAAACTTTTAAGAAATGATAGAGGGTTTTTTGTAAATCTTGACGACAAAACACCAGAACAAATCGCTGAACTATCAAGACAACTATTCAATAGGGGGGAGGACTTTCCTGGTGTTGCTGCTGTGGTAGAAATAATAGGTGAGCAACTGCCAAACGAAGTAGAGGTTCCGTCTGAGGAAGAGTGTTCAGCCCTTTCAGATAGTCAAATCAAAGCCTTAACTCACAATCAAAGAGTGGAGTTTACTGAATCTGTGCTAGAGCAGGAATTTACGGGGTTGCAGCAGTCTTTCACTCAAGAGTTCACAGCATATGTTGATACGCTGTCATCAACAACTGCTGCCGTTGATGATAATGCAACAATTGATACTTCAGTAACATCTGATACAAGCTATATAAAAGACATAGCTTACAAGCAAAAGCAAGCATTTATTCAAGAGCAAAAGATAAAAGAAAGACAGAGAGCCGAGGAATATATGAGAATTGCTGAAGAGGCTAAAAGAAAGCAGAAAGAAAGAGAAGAAAAGAAGGCTGCTATTGCATCTGGAGAACTTACAAAATACCCCTTTCAGATTGAAAAAGTTATAAACGGTGATACCGACTATGGTTTAGGTAAAGGCAATAAGATGAATCCAGCGGTGTATGGAAATTTCTATGTTTTGAAAAGAAGAGTGCTGGACAAAGAGGCATCTAACAAAGCAAGGACAAACATTTATAAAATGGTTGAAGTTTCTATTGCTGATGCTTTGGACGGGCTTGAGCCAGGTCATTATGCTTTTGTTCCTTTTGAAACTAGTGCGCTTGCTAAAAGTGGCAAGTATATTTTGGACACTCAACATTTTGTGATTAAAAAGCCTAAAGTTACCCAGTCACAAAAGGCAACAATCAAAAAAGCGGAAGAAAAAGCAGCAGAAGAATTTGAAGCTAAAAAGCAACAAGAAGTGGAAGAATTACAGAAGGAAGCAGATGAAAGAGCAAAGGAGCTTCAAATGAGAAAAAACGTGCTAGCAAAACTTCAAAAGGAGTATGAAAGGATTCGTTATAAAACTACCCCTTTCGCTAAGAAAAACAGGCAAAAACTAGAATCTCAGATAAGAATCCAAAAAGACAAAATTGCAGAATTAGAATCAAAGGATGTATTGGAGGTGGCTAAGCTTGAAACTGCTAAGGAAACTGTTACAAAAGTCAAAGAAGACGTTCAAAAAATAAAACAAGAATTATCAGAATTGAAAGTTCCTTCATCCAAAGACGATAAAGAGATACCCCCTAAACAGCAAAAGATAGGGGTTAAATCTTCGCCAAAGGTTGTGCCTAAAGCACAACCAGCAAATGATCCTATTGAAGAAGAGATTCCAAAATATAAACTTTCCTCTAATACTGCTGTACCTAAAACTCCACCAATGCCCAAAGCTACACCTGCACCAGCAGTTAAGAAAATGGGATCTGGTTTGCCTTCTGCAATGGGTGGGAAGATATATTAACTTTCAATGAAATAATATTAATTATGGAGTATAATTAAAGTATGAGTCAAGATCCTTGTAGAACACAGACACCTGGTGGTACATCCCAACAAACCCCTGGCACAAATCCTAGACAAACTCGGGTTGAACAGATTAGAGAAATATCTGATGAATACAATTCGGACAGTATTTACAACTTAGATCCTCCGCTACCTGAACCAGATACAGAGCTAGATGATCCAGATGTTGAAGAGCCAGAAGAGTCTGACGAAATTCCATCTGATCTTCAACCAGAAATAGATACTGGTTCAAGCGAGATTCAGGCCACAAGGTTTGTTGCAATATCTGCCGAGGGTCAAAAAAGAGATGGAGAACTTTCGTATAATTTTATTTTTTCTACAGAAGATCCTGAAGAGAGTTTAGTTTTTACAAACTTCAACTCAATCCTCAACCAAAGAACTGATACTAGTACTGCTACACTTACAAATCTTGCAAAGAAATTTAAAGAGCAGTATGTCAAAGATGATATCGTCGTGTCTCCTGTGTTTGACGCCAACTTTACAGCATATGGAAATTCTAGATTACAAAGATATAGCAAGTTTAACAATCCATTAATGCCCGATGCGTCATCAAAAGAAGCGCAATCGCTTCGTAGAGGCCCTCACAACTCGCCAGGTTATAATATTGATATTGATACTTTTAGGTATGTTACTGGAAAATTTCATGCAGTTATAGATTCTGAAACGTCATCTCGCTTTTTTGCACAGACCGCACCTGAACAAGGTATTAGAATGTGTAATAGTTTCAATTTTTCAAATTCAACTACTACAAAGTTGGGCTTTAAATTTTCTGCATATCACAGTAAAGATTTGTCTAATATGGCAGTAACACCTATCGTTATTAAGCCTCATAACCCAAAATTTGGAACACATATTGATATTGCTCATGGTAACGGTAGAGCGAGACAGGGAGATAGGTTATCTGACCTTGAATACTTTATTGAAAAAGGTAAAGAAGAAAACTTTCTTGATGCACTAGAAGAGTTTGGTAAGGATGCAAAATTAGAGTTGTTCAGGGTTCAAGCTTCTGGACCTCAAGGTAAGGAGTTGTATGATTTTGATCACACCAGAGAACTTACAGTAAGGGATGATATTCTTTATAAAGAAGGAGGCTATCTTGCCTATATGACTAGTGGTTGGAGTTGGAGAAATTATTTTAATGGTTTTTTCCCGTTTCTTGGAGCAATATACAATCAGGTTAAAAATTACAGAGATCATTTTGGATCAAAAGATAATGTTTTAGTTTCTGGTATTAACCCTGATGGTGGAAAGACATTTGTTCATCCAAGTGACAGGTTAAATGCTGTTACCATAGGGCCAGCCGCTCTTAGGGCTGCAGGTCGTGACCCAGAACGCTTTTTCTTTGGCGAATACGATCAGCAAGATATTCTTGGTACAGATAAAGCTTTTTTGCCTATGACTCGTGACACAATTATTGAAAATGGAACAAATAAACTTTTGCCTCCATACAGCACTAATCTTTTTCCTGTAATGCCTTTCTATGGGAAAAAAACTCTCATACCAGATGAAATTAGTGACCCCCAAGTTCTTATAGACGATTATTGGGGTAAAGGTGCCACTACGGAAATCATCAATAGCCATAGGGCTTTTGCCGATGCGTCCGATGCGTTTAAACTCAAAAGAGCTTTCGTAATGTTAAGAACCGCTTTCACCACACCTCTCAGGATGGATACTGAAGATGCCTTCCCTATTTGTTACAGGCCAATCAGATATCTTACAGACCTTGAGCTTTTCAATTATCAGGGGCATGCTATAAGGGACAATTTGGATCAAAAGGCCATATTGGATTTACTTCCTATTACTTCAAGATACACAAAGTTTGCAACTTTTGAAAAAAAGACATTCAAAGATCATGTTACTAGTTTACCTACTTTTTCAACTGAATACGATTTACAAACTGCAAAAACAAAATTAAGTTCTTACGTTTATATGAAAGGTGAATACAACTTTTTTGATCCTGTTTATGAAGGATTTACATCCGATCAGGGATTTGCGTTTTTTGAAAATGCGGGATACAAGGCTTTTCCATACGGAGTTGAAGACAGCTTAAGGAGAGAAGTCATTGATGGGTTGCCTAAATCTTTACCCGATCCATATATTTACAATCCTAAAAGCCTTGAAGAGAGAGAACAGTCAGGCGTTAAAGTTGGTTTGCGCAACCAGGGTGTTGCATTGTCAGGTAAGGACACTTTGTTTTCGCAATATAATTTTTTAAGAGTAGACCAATATAAAGATAATTCAGTTTTTGGTTCAACATACATCAAATCAAAAGAATTTAAAGACATCTATGTTGAAAGAAAACAATTTCCAATGTATACAGATATAGAAATAGGACAATCTGGAAAGAGTCTATTTTTAGATTTAATTGATTCAGTAGACGGATCTGAACAAATAATGACAACTCTAGCATCAATTGAAGAAAAAAATGATTTCTCTGTTGTTTCAGCAAATCTTTTAAATACCTCCGAAGAGGATCAAGCTACACTTAAAATTGAACTTAACAAAGATGTTTCTTACATCACACTAGAAGAGTGGTCTGACCAGATGACCGAATATGTCGCAGGCGCTCAAAGTGTTTCTTATGAGGAGAAACTAAAAAGAGCTTTTGCATTTGTTTCTTTTAAAGAAAAGTTGTTAAATTATTGTAAATCTAGAACAAGAAATTTTCAACAAATATTAGAAGGTGAGCTTGCTCACTCTGAGATAATTGGATTTAGAATTGATAAGTACAAGCTTGATAATCCCCAGGAGGCAACTGAGAACCCTTTTGGCGCTCAAAGTACTTTTGAAAATAGAACTTATGTGAAATCGTATTATTTTGCAGGTACGAATACAGATGATCCAACAAAATTTATTGACACTCAAGTTGAGTATGGTCATGCTTATGAATATGAAATTTATTCAATCTGCTTGATTATCGGTACAGAATATGCATATCTTGATACCCAATCAGCTAAAAACGACAGGCGTTTCAATCAAATTGGGTCTGTAAAATCTCCATATAGAAACAACGATGATAATCCAAATATCAACACAAACGTGGATCATGGTCGCCGTAATAACAAGTATAAACTTTATAATTATTGGCACGAGCCAGATGAAACTATTACCGATGATTTTAATTTAGAGCTTCATTTTTCTGTAATGTCAAAATCAAGCCCTGTTATAGCTGAAACTTTTGTAAGAAGGATGTCTGTAGGTATTCTTGATAAGCCACCAATACCTCCGATAGCAGATATAGTTCCACTAAAAGATACTCCAAATTTAGTTCAATTCAATCTAAACAGTGTAACAGGTGAGTTATTTGCAAAACCAATTATATTAGAGCAAAATGACTATGACCAATATTGGATATCAGCAATGAACCAGGGCCTTGATCCTACTGATGTTGTTGGTGCACGAGGTGCTTACTGGGGAGAACCGCCATCCGAGACTGAATTAATACATTTTAAAAATGATGATGAATGTTTGCAATTTGAAATTTTTAGATTGTTCGGAAGGAAACCAACAACTTGGTCTGATTTTGCAGGTTTGAAATCACTGGCACCAAGATATGGTGCCACATCAACAACGTTCACAGAGCAACTAGTACCAAATGTAAAATATTACTATGCGTTTAGAGCAACAGATGTGCATGGACACACATCTTTACCAAGTAGTATCTATGAGGTTGAGCTAAGAAGACAAGAGGGTACATCATCAGCTTTTTTGCTTCAAAACATTTATAAGTTCCCAGAAAAAGATATAAGTGTACCAGATAAAAAGGCTTCTTTCAAGAGGTATCTTCAAATAAAGCCATCATTGTTACAAACTCAAGTCCCTGGTCTTATAGAAGATGATTACAATTACTCAAACTGGGAAAAAAATTATGGCTATAATCTTGGGGTTTCTGAAAATCCAATTTGGGGTAAGACCTTGCTTTATAAAATTAAATCAAAAGCAACTGGCAAAATGGTTGAAGTTAGAGTTAAATTTAAGAGAAAGCATGGTATAGTAGATAATAAAGGTGATGTCAAATATAAACTTGAGTAAAGAATATTTATTTGATTTTTCTTTTGAAAAAACTAATTAGTTTGTGTTTTGGTTATATTTTGTTAAGGAGTATTTAACATATGGCGTTTCTAGACAATTCAGGTGATATAATTTTAGATGCAGTGTTGACAGACACTGGTAGGTTCAGAATGGCTCGTGGTGACTTTAGGATTGTAAAGTTTGCCTTGGGCGATGATGAAATTGATTATTCTTTATACAACAAGAATCACCCTAGTGGGTCTTCTTTTTATGATCTTGAAGTTTTGAGAACTCCTATCCTTGAGGCTTTTACCAACAATACGTCTCTTATGAAGTCAAAGCTTCTTAGCATTACCAGAACAAACATTTTGCATATGCCTGTTTTAAAGCTTCACAACGGTGGTCTTAACGGCACTGCCAATGCATCACAAACTACAAAGCTTAGCGGCGATCTTTCTTCATATTTGATCACGGTAGATGAGTTATCAGAAAGGGTTGGCGGAACTGAATCTTTAATCAACGAACAAATATCTGGTAAAGGCTTAATTAAGGGGTCAACAACGGAAGCTCTATCATCACCAGATTCAGCAGTGATAGCGGTGGAACTAGGTCTTGATACTACTCAGCTTGCTCCGACTGTAGCATACCCTAGTGATCTTGTTGAAACTCAGTTTATAATTGAATTAGATAATAGGTTGGGCAGCTTGGTTGATGTTCAAGGTAATTCAGTGTCGGTATCTTTTGTTGATGATGATGGTATTGCAAGCTACTTTGTTGGTGCTGGTACAAGTTTGGTTACAAATGCTTTTGACACTTTAACAGAGACAAACAACAATGGGCAAGGACTTACAAGACACAGAATCAGGGGACCTAGAGATAAGGTCTTGCAATTCAAGATTCTCCCAAATACACAGCTAGCTAACTCAAACTTTTTGTTTGATAGGCTAGGCAGCACGCTTTCAACTTCTGCAACACTTTTAGGTTCAGGCGGCACAGGTGATAGTTTGTTTAACAACAGTTTGTCATTTAGATTTATTGATACGTTTGTTAGAGTAACTGCTGCCACTGTGGGTGTATCCGTTGATATACCTGTTAGATTCTTAAAGAAGGTTTAATACAAGGATTAAAAAATGGCAACTACTTTTAAAACATTTCTAAATAGCGACATCGTAACAACTAAAACTTTACTACATGAGGCAATCCCGATTACTGGTGCTTTAGTTTCAGGAACATACAATGGAGGTAAGCCCAATAATACTGAGCTTAACATCAAAAACTACTCTCACGGTATGTTTCAATCTGTATTTGATTATCCATACCTAAGTTCTTCAGCTAATCATATTTTTGATATATCTGTGGGGTTTTCAACTGGCTCAGTTTTATCTGGTAATATCAAACAAGTAAAAAGAACACAACAAGAAAAGAAAATTCAAATTTACAATCAAATGGCTCAAGTTCTTATGGGTCACGATAAAGACGGCAACATAAGAGCTTTTGATCAGGATGGTGACACTGCTGGTCAAAACCCATTGAAAGGTAAAATCCATGAAGCATTCTTTTTAAACTTTTCTCGTCTTCTTACCAAGGATGAGATAAAGAAAGGCTCTTTCTCTATGGAGCTTGGTGTTGATCCTAGATTTAGAGTTGAGGGCGACCTAAGAAAGAATACTGGTCGTACCATAATCATCAAAGATACTAATGCTCAAAACGACTACAGAGTGAATTCACCAGCGGGTGAGTTTGGTATTCTATCCGCCTCTAGTGGTCAAGCATCTGGCGCAATCGCCCATGCCCTTGCAGCACAGGCAGGCATGCCAACATCTGTTGGTAATATTGGTTTGATTTTTTATCAGGCTGGTATCGTTGTTTTGGATGCTAGAATGTTCGCTCAAGCAGTTGACACTAACGCTGCTAGGTTTGTTGAAGCAGGTACAACTGTTGGTGCTGGTCCTGACGGGGATCAGATTTATCAATTAACTGGTGGTATATTAAATTCAGCTAGTTGCATCATGGTGCCTCAAAGTAAGCCCATCAATCCAACTGAGACGGAAATTAGAAGCAAAGATGTCTATGCATTATTGACTGGTTCTACCATTCAGACTGCAGCTAATGGCTTGCGTCACAGAATAAAGAAAATCACTTTTAATAATACAACAGAGCTTAATTCTTCTGTTTACTTCTGTAGAGCACATCATAATGAGTTTAACTACAGTTCTAACCCAACTTACTTGGCAGATAGTAAGATTAGAGTTAAAAACATTGCAACTGATATGCCTATATCATATGTTACTTCCGTAGGTCTTTATAGTTCCGACAACGAACTTCTAGCGGTTGCCAAGTTGTCTGAGCCGCTTAGAAAAGACCCAACAAACGAATTGACTCTAAGAGTAAGGCTGGATTACTAATGCTATGTCTATGTATAGGTTCAACACAGAGGACTTACTTTACAATAGAGTAAAAACATTTCCAAAAAAAGATTTCTTAATATATGATGCCAAAGTTTATATTGATGGCGAGAAAAACTCTGGCGTTAAGAGCACAAAAGGTCCAGTTGCGGAGTCCACTCTTGTAAACGAAAACAATGTACCTCAAGGTTTTATAAGTTTGTACGAGTTGAACGTTGCTTCCAATATCAATACTGGGACCGACGTTCCACCAGATGGAACATCAATTTATCAGTTTATTACTAAAGAGGGTTCTAGAACTGCTTTTAGAACTGTAAGCACCACAGGTTTTACTGGATTCAATTATGGTGATATAATGAAGTCTGCTTACCCTCTTAGTTCCAGTATTTACCGTACAAGATTTGGTGCTTCCTCTACTTCTACAAAAACAGTATCTGTGCTAGAGGAAAACGGAGACTTTACTCAAACTGTTTCTAATAAGAGAAGAATTTTAGCTTTAAGAAACATTTTCAATAAGTACACCAACAACAGTATACATTATGCTTTCAATCAGGCGTCTGTCCAAGAGCATTTGAGACCAAAAATTTCTTGGGATAAGTCACTGCAAGAAATGTCCCTCATAGAAATACCATCAATATTTTTTGGGTCTTCAATAAAAAAAGGAAGTGTTTCTCTTAAGTTTTTTATAACTGGTACTCTGGCTGCTGAGGTAAGTGATGTCAATAAAAATGGCGAACTAGTTCAAGTCAGTGGCACGTACAACTCAAAAGCCAATAGAAACAAGGTCGCGGGTGTTGTGCTTTATAACGAGGGGTTTATTGCACTTACAGGTAGTTGGGATATTAATAGAAATTTTTCAGATAAATATGTAGGTACAGATTTTAGTAATCCAAAATGGTACAACTTTGGTGCTGGTGCTAATGATTCAACAGCTAAGGGCAACTTAACAGGTTCTGCATTTACGATTCACTACCAGGGAGTTAATTACATTCCCACTGTCACTATGTTTGCCCACGCGCCACAGGGTGAGCTTAATTCTAGCACAAACCCAACATTTATAGCAAAAGATCAAGAAGCTTCTAGATTGCCATCAACTGGATCTAATCACTATATAGAAGATCCAAACCTTGAGATAAAACAACTTTACCACAACAGACATGAAGGCACAGGTTCAATTTTTCAAAAACAAACATACATTTCCAAAATTGGTATTTATGATGAAAATAAAAATTTAATTGCTATCGCCAAACTCGCAAACCCAGTTAGAAAAACTGAACAAAGAGATATCACATTCAAGCTTAAGTTGGATTTTTAATGCCAGTCACAGATGAACAAAAATTCAAGCTACTTATATTACAGGCCAGATTCCTAAGAGAAAAGTTATCAATGCACCAACAGCTTGAACAAGAGGCGATGGAAAATTTTTCAGTCAGTTTTAAAGAGCGTTTAAAGACTTTGCCTGAAGAGATTCAAGAATATTTTAAAGACAAAGATAAGACAAAAAGCCCATCTGAAGATCGGGAAACTTCAAACGAAAAGCCTGAATCAGAACAAAGTCAGCATACAAGCGAACAACAAAATGAATTTACAGAAGAACAAGAACCAGAAAGAAAAGAGATCAAAAAACATGTAGCACCAAAAAGGCTAAGAGATGTGTATAAAAAGATTGCAAAAATTACACATCCTGATAAACTTAAGGGTATGTCTGAAATAGAGCAATTACAGAAAGAGTTGCTTTTTAAAAAAGCTCAACAGGCTGTTAGTACTGGCGATTATGTGCAATTAATGGATGTTGCTCTGCATTTAAATATTGAGTTTCCTGAACCTACTGCAGAAGACACGAAGCACGTTCGTAAAAGGATAGAAAAAACCAGGAATGAGATTGGTAAGATAGAAAGATCGGCAGCTTGGCAGTGGTTTCACGCAAAAGAAAAAGACAAGCCATCAGTCATGAAAGATTACATTTATTACATTTACCAAAACGAAATGAGGTAATTATCAAAAAATTTTTACTAGGGCTTGACATTTCAACAAGCATAACAGGTTATACAATTATATCAGAACAGGGTGCAGTTGTTACTTGCGATCACTGGGACACAAGAAACAAAAACCGCTACCCTACATTGTACCATAAGGCCCAGCACATAAGAGATCAACTTGAACAAATAAAATATGAGCACCATAATATAGAAGCCATCTACATAGAGCAGTCACTACATTCTTTCCGCTCTGGTTTCTCATCTGCGCAAACCCTGTCTACCTTGTCAAGATTCAATGGTATGGTGTCTTGGATGTGTTGGGATATCTTTCACTGTGAGCCGCAAATGTTAGCAGCGACATCTGCCAGAAAGAGTATAGGCATCAAAGTATCACGCGGAGAAAATGCAAAACAAAAAAGTTTAGAATTTATTCTTGACGAGGTACCAAACTTTATGATAGAGTATACAAAGTCAGGTAATGTAAGGCCTGGGTATATGGATAGATCAGATAGTTGTGTAATTGCTAAGGCAGGGTATCTAGAATGGAGTCAGAAAAGCTAGAAATTTTAGAGAGTATCTTTGGTAGGTACTACGTTTCTGGTGAAGAGCTTTTATTTAAATGCCCAAAGTGCGGTCATCATAAAAATAAATTTTCAATCAATATTGATAAAGGTGTATACAAGTGTTGGATTTGTGATTACTCTGGTTTGAAACTACAATCACTTGTTCGTCGTTATGGCGATAGACAACACTATGCTTTGTGGAAGGATCTTGATAATGTTGTAGACATCAATTCATTTGACTTTTTGTTCTCCGAAGAAAAAGAGGAGGATATTAGGCAAGTAATCAAACTGCCAGACTCTTTCTTTTCTTTGACAAAAAAACAAGCAAATGCTGATTACGTAAAAGCTATGAATTATTTGAGGGGACGCGGTATTACCGCTGAAGACATACTAAAATGGCGTATTGGTTTTTGTAGATTCGGAGATTATTCTGGTAGAATCTGTGTTCCCTCGTTTGATGAGAATGGCGATGTTAATTACTTTATTGCAAGGACTTATGAAGATAGATTTCCGAGATACAAGAATCCACCAGCAGGTAGAGATATTGTTTTTAATGATCTTCATATTGACTGGGATGAACCGATAGTATTAGTTGAGGGTGTTTTTGATGCTATTGTTGCAGGTAATGCGATACCTCTTTTGGGTTCAACCTTGAGGGAAGATACGGTATTGTTTCAAAAAATTATTGATGAGAACCCTACTGTTTTTATAGCCCTTGATTCTGACGCTAAGAAAAAAGAAATGAAAATTATAAAATTATTGTTGCAATATGACATCAAATCATATAGAATAGATACTAGTGGTTTTGATGATGTTGGTACTATGACAAAAGATCAGTTCCTAAAAAGACAAGAACAGGCGGCTCTTATTGATGAAGCTACCTATTTATATCAGTGCTTAAAATTTTAAGGAGATCAATATGCAGTTAACTAAGTCTCAAATCAAAAACATTATTCAAGAAGAAGTTCAGAGAATCTCTGAAAACGAAAGCAACAGCGATGGTAAAAAAATGGCTGATACACTTTTTGAACAATTCAATTCCCTTTCCTCTATTGACCAGCAAATCTTTTTAGAGAATTTTGTAAGACTGGTTGGCGATAAAATCGCTTGACATTTAATATCAATTTATAATATAATAAAAAGAAAAACGGAGGGTTAATGCGTTTCGCTCATATAGCTGATACACATATTCGTAATCTTAAATATCATCATGAATACAATGAAGTGTTCAAACAATTGTATGAATCTTTGAAAAGTGAGAATGTAGACTACATTATTCACTGTGGAGATATCGCCCACACTAAAACTCAAATATCTCCCGAATTTGTAGAGATGTGTTCTAAGTTTTTAACCAACTTAGCAAGCATAGCTCCTACGTATGTTATCTTAGGCAATCACGATGGCAATCTTAAGAACGCCAGTAGGCAAGACGCACTTACTCCAATTGTGCAGGCACTTGACAATCCAAATCTACACTTGCTAAAAGAATCTCAAGAAGTGATTCTTGATAATTCTTTTGCTTTAAATGTTTTATCCGTGTTTGATGAAGATAATTGGACCTCACCTTCTGATGAAAGTCTAGTTAATATAGCTCTTTACCACGGGTTGATTGATAGGGCTAAGACAGATTTGAATTGGACATTGGAGGGTGATCATGATATTAGCATCTTTGATAAGTTTGACTTTGCTTTTCTTGGGGATATACACAAGACCCAAATCCTAGATTTGAAAGGTACTATTAGGTATCCTGGCTCTACTGTACAGCAAAACTTTGGTGAGTGTTTGGACAAAGGTTACTTACTTTGGGACATCAAAGACAAGGAAGACTTTACTTGTAAGCTAATCACATTCAAGAATCCAAAGCCATTTGTTACGATTACTTTGAATCCTGATGCCACCTTACCCAAAGGCCTTGATGTAACTGAGGGGGCAAGAGTTAGAGTTGTCTCTGAGTCCAATATCCCACTCCACAAGATGCGTCGGGCAATTGACCTCGTTAAGCATAAATTTAAACCTGACACTGTAACATACATGAATAAGTCGGATGTAAAGTCAGGCAGTGTTGATGCCACCAATGTCTCATCCAAGGAAGACCTGCGTGATATTTCTATTCAACAAAAGCTGATCAGAGAATATCTTAAAGATTACGAGATCAGTGAAGAGGTTATGAACAATATTCTTGCGATGAACACTCGTTTCAATGCGTCTATTGAGGAGAGCGAAGATGTTTACCGAAATGTTAACTGGTCAGTTAGGAGCTTGGAGTGGGATAACTTTTTTAATTATGGCGAGAATAACAAGATTAACTTTGATAAACTCAATGGTATCGTAGGAATTTTCGGAAAGAACTTCTCTGGAAAATCTTCTATTGTTGATAGTATGCTTTATACAATCTATGAGAATGTATCTAAGCCTATCAGGAAGAATTTGAATATTGTAAATCAAAACAAAGATTATGGCTTTGGTAAAATTGTTATAGACGTTGGAGATAAGACTTACAGTATTGAGAGAAAGACAGAAAAGTATATCAAAAAATTAAAAGGTGTTGAGACTTTAGAGGCGAAGACCGCAACTGACTTCTATGTGACAGATGCCATTGGCAATGTGACGGAATTAAATGGTGTGGCTAAGGGAGAAACCAACAGCAATATCAGAAAGCACTTTGGTTTACTGGATGATTTCCTTATGACTTCAATGGCATCGCAGCTTGACTCTCTTACTTTTATTGGTAAGAAGACTACAGATAGAAAGAAGATTCTTGCTAAGTTTCTTGACTTAGAGATATTTGAGAAAAAGCATGAGCTTGCAAAGGCAGAATCTAAAGATAAGCATGCTTTGCTTAAGAAGCTTGAAGCCGTGAACTATGATGAGCTTATTGATGAGAACTCGCTTCTGCTTGAGGAGAGCAACAACAAACTTGAAGAAAATCAAGAAAGATGTGTTGCCCTATCTGAAAGTCTAGAGGTTTCAAAAAAGCTTTTAGCGGATTTGCAAAGCAAAATTGATTCTGCTCCAACGGAGATTATTAATCCCAAGAAATTGAAAACACAAATTGAAAATATTAACAAGAGTATTTCAGGTTATGAAGCTGAGAAGAAGGACTTAACGGCACAGTTGGTATCTGACAAGTCATATCTTTCCAAGATTCAAGAATTCATGAAGGGTTTTGAAATCAAAACCTACGAACAAAAACTTGAATCAGTCTCTAACAAAAGAAAAGAGTTGGAATCTCTTATTTCTGAGCTTGAGAAGAACTCAAATGAAAGAACAAGACTTCTTAATAAGTCTGACTTGCTGAAAGAAGTTCCATGTGGTAGCCAGTTTCCAACATGCAAATTTATTGAAGATGCGCACAAATCCCTAGAGTTAATTCAAATAGTGGAATCTGATAATGGTAAAGTTGCACTTAGAGTTAATGCTATTGGAGAGGAGCTAGTTGAAATGGAGCCTGATAAAGTTGAATCTTACATTGAAAGATACAACCAGGTTTTACAAAAAAGAACAGATACAGAATCAGCTATTTCAAAAATTGAACTGCAGCTTGAAAAGATATCGGGTCAAGATTTTAGACTCAGGTCAGAACTTACTTCTTTGGAAGAAAAGCTTAAACTTTATGAGCAAAATAAAGAGGTTATTGAAAATCTTGAAGGCGTAGTTAAAAAACGAGATACTACAGAAAAACTTATTGCTGATACAAAGAAAGAGATTGATCAGTGCAGAGCCAACACAAACATGCTATTTAGAGATGTTGGTTCAATTGAGCAACAGATCAAATCCTTACAGGAAGATAAGCAGGAGTTGCAAACACTACGAGCAGAGTTTTCAGCATATAAGCTGTACATGGATTGTTGCCATCCTGATGGTATATCTTACGATATCATAAAAAATAGACTACCACTTATCAATGAGGAAATTGCAAAGATTTTAACAGGAATTGTTGACTTTGAAGTGTTTATTCTCAACGAGGGTAAAAGTCTTGACATATTTATCAAGCATCCTAAGTATGAACCAAGACCATTAGAAATGGGATCTGGTGCTGAAAAGACTATTTCTTCAATGGCAATTAGATTAGCACTATTAAGTGTGACAAATTTACCAAAGCCAGACCTATTTATAATGGATGAGCCTGGTACAGCTTTGGACGAAGACAATATGGAAGGTTTTGTCAGAATTATAGATATGGTTAAGAGTCACTTTAAAACTGTTATTCTTATTTCACATCTTGATGCACTGAAAGATTCAGTTGACACGCAGATCAGTATTGACAAGTCTGGAGGCTACGCTCACGTTAATATTTAAGGAGGGTGTTATGATGTCAACTTTAAAATCTTTTGCTGATAAGCATGTAGAGAGGTTTATATCTCGCAAGTTTTTGGCCTGGCTAACGGCTACTGGATTGGCTGTTTATGGATCATTGACTTCTGGGGACTGGGTTGCTGTTACTTTAGCATATATCGGATCTCAGGCTTTGGTTGATCTTGCAGTGCAATGGAAGCATGGTAAATAAGTATGTTGCTGA